ATTTGACAATTGTGACGAATGCAACCCTCGTGATTTGAGCCATTCTTCATGCTCAAGGTTTGCGTTTCGAAGTTTTTTATTCTTAGATTTTCGCATACGAGGGTTTAGATTCGTTGTATTATAATATATCGGCATCAATGGCATAATAATATAAATTATAAAATTAGTATCCTATTTTTTCTCCAGAAGCTGCCAATGCTGCAATCTCTTGCGACGTTGGTTTAATCTCTGTATTCGTTCTCTCAAATCCTTCAAGTTTCATATTGATTCCAGAAGTATCGAGTGGAGTTGGCATTGGTACTTCGATTACATCAATAATTTCCATTCCTGATGTAAAACGATTCTCTGCAAAGAATGATCTTGCTGCATCTTCGCTAGTCGCGTCGAGAAAGTGAGATCTTTTGCCTTTGCAAATAAACTCGTATCTTTTTAATGTTGACATTGTATTTTCCTTATAAGGTTAGTATGATTGTCCTCGCATTGTACTGATTATATCACCAATCTCCGAATCGTCATTCGAATAGCTATATGAGCAATCAGCATCAGTATAAGATGAATCACTTAATTCTTCGTATTCATCATTCAATAACTTACGCACTTGGCTCTTTGTGATACCTAAGTGTTCTGCGATTTCACCATTATTTAGTTTTCTTTTTTTTAGTTCTTTTATTTCTTCAAGATAGTTCATTTTATATATTTTAGTTGTTTATACCCTCTATTATAGTCTATTTTACACAATAAGTAAAGCAAAATCGTGCAAAATAAGTCATTGTTTTTTATACCTTTTTTCGTGTATTCACAATTAACGAAGCTTGGATTGAGACAAATTCACGATTTAATGCGATTACTGTCTTTAAATACTCCTCGGCAGAAGCCCAATCATTAAACACTCGATTCTCGCCTGACTCATCCAGAAATGAGATTACCACTTTTTTATTCATTAGTGTACTGTTCCTTTCTTACTTTTATTCGAAGATGGAGTCATTAGATTTGGATATTTTTTTAATATTTCTCTCTCGAGTTCCATCTCTTCATTCTCATCCAATCCACACATTATGATTCCACAGTTGGAGTCGTTTCGCAATGGTAATAGACTCTCTATTTCTTTTAACGTTATTTTAGATCGTTTTTTCATTAGTGTACTCTTCCACTGGGTGATTGCATATTCGCTGCCAAATAGCTATTCAATACTCGAGTCGCAAATTCAATACTCTGCTCTTTACTCATATTCGAATCTTCTCTTAAGAGTGCCGAGATCTGAGTAATTGCAATCTCTCTCTTCTCACTCAAATTTGGTATATGCGCACGGAGTGTTTTTCTTCGCCCAGAATTTAATTTGTAAGTCTTAGCCACTATATCCTCCTAACGCATTCTCGAGTTCCACTTCGTCTTCATCATCTCTCGAAGCCACCACAGTTCCGACATACTTAATATCCATCTCTGGAGTCATCGCATCAATATAAGTAGTTTCGATTCTCGGAGAGTTTTCTGTCAAATCCGATGTTATTCTCGAGTAGTTTAATCCACCCTCTTTTAAATACAGTTCGAATGCTTCGTCTTTACTCGAAGCGAGTATTTCCTGTTCCACTACGAGTTCATATTTACCAGTGAATTTATACACTGATTTATGCATATTCTCTTTATTTAAATATAATGCAGTTTTAATCATTCTTTTTCTCCTTTCAATCTTTCAGTATTATATTCTTTACTTCGTTCAACATATGCATTCCAGGATAGATCCGACACATTCGAAGAATGGTTTTGCATTAACCATGTTTCGAAGTCAAGCCACATTGAATCGAAGTTTTTTCCATTCGCCAATGATTTTTCCACCCATTCATTCATTGATTTTGCATTTACAACATATGCTGCTGTATAACCTTTTTTTTTCATTAGTATCCTCCGAAGTATAGAATTAAATGCATTGCACCATAACCAGCAGCAATTAACAATATCAATACCAGTACAGCAACCCAAGATTCATTTATAAAGTTTTTCATTAAGCTACACTCACAAATCTTAAATCATTATTCGATTTATCAGCACGAACTAGTTCAAATCGAATCACAGGATTTCCAACACTTTCAAGACGCTCATACTCATAATAAGACTTATTCGAATAGGGAGCGAATTCAGTATATTCAATTTCACCATCAAGGTAAGTTAGTTTCCAAAACGTATCAGTCATACTTATTTCCTTTTTATTTGTTTTCATACGAATATTATACCCTACAATTAAGGCGAAATTAAGGCGAAAACTGAATTTATTTACATGGTTTTAGAGAGAACGAAAAGAGTACCCACTAGATCTAGTGTTTCGAAGGGGAGAGTGTGGCAGTGTCTGGGTCTGCGCGAAGGAATGCGAGGAGAATGTCGCTGTGTGTCGTTCGTGAGGTTCAGCATCGTATTTCCTTGCTTTTTAACACCAAATCATCCGTTTCCAAGAATTTGGTGCCCTAAGAGAGACTTGAACTCCCAACCTACTGATTACAAATCAGTTGCTCTACCAATTGAGCTATTAGGGCATGGTGGGCACCGCAGGAATCGAACCTGCCACCCCGTGGATGTCGACCACGTGTTCTACCAATGAACTAGGTGCCCGAAACTCTTCTCTTCGTTCTAGACTTTAGTAGCTTAATTTCACAGACTCCGAATCTCTCAGCATGCTTCGAATTACAGTTAAATTGTAAGAGTGCGAGTAATGATTTAGAGAATGGAACGTATGCAGTAATTCCGCAGATTGAGCAGATTGCAGTTCTTTTCATAAAAACGACGACGCTCTGGTTAGATTTAAGTATATAGGAGAGAGAGACGCGAGGATTGCAAAGGCACTCGGTTGAGAAGAATGAGTGCCTTTGGATTTAGAATAGACTTGCGACTTTGGAAGTTTTTGGGTATTCATAGAATTTATGATTATCAATCTGAACGATGAATCTTAAACGATTCGCCCATTCAGGTGTCACATAGACAGCATGGTAATGTGTTGCTCCATCCACTAGATCATCGTACTTACCAGTCAGAGCAGATTTTGCTGCTTTCACTGAATCGATCCAGTTTTCATCATACTTAATCCGTTCTTTATATCCATCACACCACCAAGAGAATTGGCAACGATGACGGATTGGATTGTATAAACGTTGGTCGGCTGTAAGATTGGGATCTTGTCTTGTTTTCCAAGATTCTCTTACTGGACCCTGCTTTACAACCTCGCAGATTGTACTCGGATATCTTGGGTCTTTGACACGATTTAGAGTGACAACTCCAACAGCGATCTTTCCTCGCATTGATTCACCTTTACTCTCAAAGTAAATGTTCTCAACTAAGCAAATAAACTCAGGTGACTCTTCGTCTGCTGAAGTAGTGATGCTTGGAATAATTAGAAATGGTAATAGGATTAGGAGGAATATAGCGATACGCAATCGCCTACCCACATCCTTTAAATTCAAACTTTTCATATATTCTTTTCCTTTCGAATTAGATTATATTAGGTTTTATTTTAAATCAAACGATCTCGGTCACGCTTGTATTTCAGCCAACGATCTCTTGCGTTCTGTGCTGCAATCTTACGTTTCTCTGATGGTTTGCTATAAGTGGCTCGATCTCTTATCTCACGGATCAAACCCTCGCGATCAACTTTCTTTTTAAGTCTTCGGATTGCCTTTTCAATATTATCATTCTCAACCAATACTTCACGACCAGTTTCTTTTGGACGCTCGTAATGAGGTGTTGAATAAGTTTTCTTCGGCGAGTCAAATCTATTTCTTCTGTCATTTGACTTGAAGTCTCTTGTGTTTCGAAAGCTTCGATTATATGTCTTCATATTTTTTTCATCAATATAGTTCACGCTCTTAAACTTCTTGGGAAGAAGAATAAGAACAAATCTTATATGTTATTTAGGTATATTATACCTTAAAAATTCTTAAAAGTAAAGCTTTTTAAACCAAAGGTAGTATAAAATAAGCTATATAAATCAATGGTTTAGAATAGTTCACTCTCATTATAGAATAGGGTTTAAACCTATTTTAACGTGTTTTGAGAGTGGTTTAGATGATTTTGCTTATAACGTCAACTATACCAATAATCGCACGTATTTTATGCTCTTCTTCTGTTCTTGTTTCGTTCCAATCAAGGAATAACGATTTAGGCATACCTCTTAATATTGCAACAGTCATTCGAACTCTCGCTTCATCGGTATCTTGTCCGAGTACATAATTCTTATCGATTAAAGCATAGTCATTTAAACACTCAGCGATTGCTCCCATTACCATATCTCGACTATACACGAAATCTCTATCAAACATCGTTTGACTTATATCATGCATTAGATCTTTTGAATTATTTACAGTTGCAACTGTAAGAGCAACAGTGTTTAAAAGTGATTGATCTTCAAACTGTTCAAATTTAAGAAGTTGAAGTTTAAAGTATTCAGCAAATGCTGGTGTTCCTTCAGCATAATTCATATACCAATCAGGTATTTTATCCTCTGATTGAAAATATGCAGTTTTTTCTGCAGATTGTTTATCGTTCATATCAATAGTCCTTGTGTTCTTTGTTCTTTTATATTTGTAAAGCAAACCTCTAATCGCTTTTCTAATTCTTCAAAGTATATATCATCAGCAATTAGTGGTATAATTGTCTTAATTGTATTCTCGTTCGTTGTTGCTGACATTCCTGCTTTATCAATCTCAGCTAACGAGATTGGTATTGGATTTGGTTCTGGTACAAAAGACTTCCATACTCCATTCCCAATTACGTTTCTCACGAGTCCTTTACTGATTAAACGATCACCTATATCGTTTAAATTCTTTTCGATTACTTTCGAGTATGCCATTCGTTCTTTGATTAACTCTATACAACGATTCGCTACTCGCACACCATACATATTCGGTTGCCAAGTATGCCCCCAATTAAATGTAGTCTTTACTTGTTTCAATACTTTATCATTAATTAAACAAGCTGATAATGGTATTAGTCCATTCGTAAGTGCTTTACCAATTGTCACTATGTCAGGTTTAATATTATAAGCTGTATGAGTAAAGAGTGTTCCTATCTTACCACCATAACCTGCAATATCATCTACGATTAAATTTGCACCATATAACGTAGCAGTTGCACGTAGTAGTTGATAGAAGTTATGACTCCATGGAGCAATTGTTTTATTCCATGGATAACTCTCAATTAAAATAGCACCAATATCATTACGACTCTTAAATGTTTCGATTATTTGTTCGAGTACATTTGTTTCGTTCGCAATACTATCTTCTGTTGTGTACCAAGTTCTTCCACGTATCGGTACAAAACGACTCTGTCTTTTCTCTACGATATCATTATTTGCACTTCGACAAACAACTGTAGTTCCATGATAACAAGGTGGTATTGAAATTATATATCTTCGATTCGGTTCACCTTTATTAGTCCAATATAAATCATTAATATAAAAAGCACACTCATTACCATCTGAACCAGATACAGCATAGGCGATGCCATCCATACCAGCTTCTTTTGTTAGTGTTTCACTTAAACGATCAACAGGCTCTGCGGACTCACCACTATTACCACGAAGAAAATCAATCTCATTCGTTGGTAATAGACTCTTTAATTCTTTATGATTATAACCTAATGTAAACGAACAATTACCAGACTGTACTTCTAAGTTAGTACGATTCTCGTAATGTACCCAATATCCATCAGTCTTAATAACTCTCTTAAGATTTTCTGCTGGACTTATTTCTTTTAGTTCGTACATGTTTCATATCACTTCCACTTAAAAAAGGAGATTTAAATGTTTTATTTTGTTTTCTTTTCAATTGCGAGGTCATCTACTTCTTTTATCCATTGGTTAAAATCATTCTCTACTGTGACATTAGAAAATCCCTTATACTTAATTACAAATACTTTTTGACCCCATGCATTTTCACCAAATGCTTTATACTCTTTTGCGACGAATCCTTTATTCGACTGCCAATTCATTTTCTTTTCTATATTGTTCTCTATAAAATCTAAACATCTCAAGATGACTATTTGGATTCTCAGTGAATATTTGTGTTTCACCACCATCTACTAAAAACAATAATACAGTTTGTTGTATAGGTTGTCCTTTTAATTCTTTAAACATATGTGCGTATGCTGATGCTTGCATAAAGTAGTTTTGAATCCATTTCTTTTCTTTTGGTCTTGATGCTGTTTTAAAATCAATTAAAGAAACTTTATTCTTAAATGTAGCTATACAATCAACTGTACCAGCACATTGTAATTCATGAGAATATAAAGGTGTTTCAAGTGCCATTATATTATCAATTTCATTTAACACTGGCATAAAGTTAGTAAAATCTTGAGACAAAGTTGATTCTACCAAATCTTCTGTATTATATTCGAATCCATCATTAAGTAAATACTTTTCAGACCATTTATGAATTAAAGTACCACGTGATGATGCTTGTCTTGATATACGATTTGCTTCAGTATTTCCTACTCTGGTTCTCCATTCAACAATACTTGATCTATTTTGTAATGATGTGATGCTTGTCACTGAAGGATATAAATTTCCTGTAGGTGTTTTATAAACTCTACTCCCAGCAGAATCTATTCTTTCTAACTTAGGAAACTCAATTGAAAGATGAGTGAACCTTTTGCTAGGCTGAATATATTTCAAGGATTCTTGTGTATTCAAAAGTTCTTTCTGCAAGTCCATGTGTTCCTCCATTTATTTTCTTTGTCATCATTAGTAAATCTCCAGCATCAGCTGTGTCATTTAAATTATTTTTATTCCAAAACCAAAGAGCAGATCTTACAGCACCAACATATGTAATTAAATAATCAGGAACTTCTTCTATATTCATTTGTTCACTATTCGCAAATGCTTGATAGTTATTCTTACCTGTTAATTGTATAAGTCCTCTTCCACAATATCTCCAACCATCACCTGATGCTTCATCACCATTTCCCATACGATTCGCATAAACTCTATTTGCGATTGCTTCTGGCTTACGAGCATACTCCATTACATTACTCTCATTAAAGTATTTTGGGAATGTTTTTAATAAACCTTTATCAGAATAATTTAAATTTTCTGTTAAAAATTTATATTTACCAGACTCGTGTGATGTTTGTGCTAAGAAACCAGCAATACGACTCGGATTCTCAATCATATCTTCTGGTAATGAATCGAGTAAGGCATTATGCCAATTGGTTAATGTATTTGCATCTGTTAAATATAATGCTTTTCCTAATCTTTCTTCTGTAAATATACTCATTTTTTATCCTTACATGTCCGTTGTTTTATTTAAACGACTTCCAGGAGTACGTTTGTGTATTCTATTTAATACCTCTTTAAAACCTTTTTTAGCATTTGTAGCTTTTCCAGTCACACCTCCAACATTCCATGGTGCAGCAATTCCAGGAAATGTATTAAATATTTGTTGAACATCTGGATTTGATTTTAAATATGATTCAAGTTCATCCATTTTCATTGTTAATGAAAATTCTTTTTTAGTTTTTTTATTTTCAAATGTATAATTAGGCATATAATTTCTTTGTTGATAATCCTGTTGAGTACCATTCAGGTATTGGTCGATTAGTCCATTTAGCAAAATAATTCTTTGCCACTATATAATAATTATAATAAGAGTAAAGACTATTATTCGGTACAATACATAATGGAAAATGACTCATTGCTGGTGGTGGATCTTTGAATGGAATATTAGGTATGTTGATTGGGTTTAATTTTAATACATCTTTTAATTTAGTATAAGTGCTGTGTATCTTACCATAACGATGAGTATATTCATCTGATAAATCTTTCCATAATTCTTTTAAATATTCATAATGTGTTATACTCTGACGCACCCATATAGCTGATGGGTGGTTCTTCATAGTAGATTTATACAATGTAGATTCCATTAATGGAGTTGGATGAACCCAAGTAGTGTATTTGCGTTTTGATTTAGTAAGGACGTTGTTTGATGTTCCGTCAAGAACTCGGTGCGCAGTTGACAATAACTGCGCATACTCTATAATCATTTTGACTACATGCTTATCGCAGTGCATTGTCGCACAAATTTTAGGATTTTTATCTAAGTAAAAGATATTCATAGTATAAAATAATAATTATTTTTTATTTTTTTCAATTTTAAACATATAATAAATGGACACTCCTAACATAATAACAGATAAAATAAGTACTATTACTTCATAAACAAAAAGAGTCATAATAACCTCCTTCGTTAAAAGCACACCTATTTAGTTAATTCAATTTTCTTTTTGGTAATATTTCAGCAACACCAAATGGTCTTGCTTGTTGTCCAACCTCTGCAATTGAATTTAAAAATTTTTGAAAATCTAAATCAGTTAGAGCTGATTTATAAAAACGAATAGCTATTGCGAGCATCGTACTTGAAACTAATTGATTAACTTCTGAATTGTTTGAATGTTTAACTATAAGATCCATAGCATTCTTAAATATATCATCGTAAATTTCTTGTTGTAATTGATCGTTATCTAAACTCATAAATTAAAATATTTTTTATCAATTTCCATTACAGCCGTCACTCGCCAATGCTCTGGGTTTGTTGCTTCATTTTTTAAACTGTGTTGAATGTCATGTCCATTAAATGCTACAAACTCACCTGTCTTCCAAATTTTCTTTTCATTATCAAATAATAATGCTTGTTTTTCAGGTTCAGGTATATCAATACCAAAACTTACAGTATATCCTTCAAGTGTAGGGTCGCCCATACTTTGACGTATCCAATCCCAAACATAACCATCGTGATGTACTGGCAACATTTTTCCTGGACGTATCATATTGACACACAAATCTATTGCTCCAGGAATATTATAAAATTGAGTAGTAGTGCGTTTCCAAAGATATCTGTCTTCTAATTGTTCGTTTATTTTACGAGCATCAATTAGTGGTAATGCTTTAAACCCACCTCTATTATTAATAGGCATAGAATAACGATCATCAGCATTCACTGTATCCTCGAATGTTCTTTTACCACGCCATTCAGCATAGTCGCTCATTAAAGCAATCATCATAGCACTTAAAGCACTATAATTTGAATAAGATGTAGGATTTCCAAGCCACATAGATTATATTATACTATATTTTTTATTGTATGTAAAGGGATTTAATTGTTCCAATCCTTTATATCAGTATCAATTACACAAGAAACACGCCAATTTCCTGTTTTATTCCATACTTTATGCATAAAGTCACGTCCATTAAATGCTACTATTTCCTTATTTCCATAAGTTCTTGGAAAAGTATCATTTTCAAATTCCATACCACAAATATTCGGATCGTTTGATGGCATATCAATACCAATAGCTATTGTATATCCTTTTACTGGATAACCTAATGCTTCTTCTATTCTTTGCCAACTACCAAAGTCATGATGCATTGGCAATCCACCATTTGGTTTTATAAAATTTACGATTGATTGAAATACTCCAGGAATTTCTTTTAAACTTGCTGTTGCATGTTGCCATGGATTTCTTAAAGGTGGTACTGCTTCACCTCCTTGAATAAGTGGTATAGCCCACCAATCATCAGCATGATCGTCTTCTCGATTAGGATATTCAAATCGAAATACATTTACACCTGTTTCTGTAATATTAAATTTACGAATGAATCTATTGTAGTCTAACTCCAATGCAGGAATTAAACTTGTTTTAAGAACTTCGTAATGTTTATATTTTGTTGCGTCTATCCACATATACTATATTTATTAAATGCGTTTATATCTATATCATACACAGCAGTAATACGCCATATATTTGTATTATTCCACATGCTATGTAATCCTGTTATACCATCAAAGCAAACTAATTCTCCAACTAGTGGATATTTATTAACATCATTTACACGCATGCCAACTAACTCTGATGATGAATCGGTCATACCTGATTGAATTGTTTGTACTATGCTGTATCCGTAAGTTTCTTTACCCCAATCTTCTGATATTTTTTTCCACCCACCATCGTCTAAATGAGAAGTTATTTTACCAAAGGGACAAAGAAAATTTATATTTAATTGTTTTAAACCACTTAACATAGTTAAAGCTTTTAATGATTCTTTTATTATTTTTGTGTTCCATCTACGTTCATAAAACCCACCTACGCATCTCCAATCTTTTCTGTGTGCGTATTCTTCTGGATTCTTTGTAGGATCTGCTGGTGGTTCACTAAAATTCGAACTGATAGAAGTTATAGTACCATCAGGATTAAGTTTCCCATATGACTCTTGACTACTTGCTCTTTCTTCATAAACTGGTTCTGTATTCTTTATAGGATCATTGTTTCTTAACCAATTTTTTATATCTAGATTTAAAATATTTTGATAATCAAATAATTTTTTATAATCTTTATATCTTCTTACATCAATCCACATAATAATCACAAACTTGTTTATCGGTTTTAACGAAACTAGGATCAAATTTTTCTTTATCAATATCAAACACTGCTGAAATTCTCCATTCATCTGTATTGTTAGTAATTGCATGGTTATAATTTAATCCATCAAAACAAACAAATTCATTTGCCAATGCATAACTCCAAGTATCATTTCCAGTTTTAATATCTCTAATACATGTTCCTACTGTTTTATCCGTAGCTTTTTTCATTCCTGTTTTTAAAGTAGCAACTAATGAATATCCTTCACACTTAAATCCCCAATCTTCTGTCATCTTACCCCAATTATCGTGATCTTTATGTATTGTAATTTTACCACGTGGAGCAATAAAATTAATAAGACATTGTCTTAATCCTTTTAAATCTTTACCAAATTCTGAAAATCTAGGAAAGTCTTTTGTGTTCCATGCTTTTTCAAAAAACACAGGAATAGATTTCCAATCATGACGATGTTGCTTTTCTTCTTCAGTTGTCCAGCTTTCTACAAAGTTTGTTGTAGTAGACAAAAACTTATTTGCAGGAGCATCAGAATATACAGCAATCGAATCTCTTTCTGGTGTATGTGTATTAAGCCACTCATTCATATCCTCAACTAGTTTAGGATAATGATCTAATAATTCAACATAATTAATATACGAATTAGGTGCTATGTACATAATATTCCTTATAATTTTTAAAATACATATCTATTTTTGATAAGTTTAAATTTAAAAAAGTTGTCACTGTATTCTCATCTGCATGATCTGCATATATTTTATTTCCGAGTTTATCAGTAGTCCAAAGTATATTATCTTTTAAAAACTCTAATTTATCATTTATTTGATAACTGAAATAACGTTCTACTTCTTCTTTACTAAAAGACTTTTGAAATTTAATTGTTGCATTTTCTGCTATCGTAAGACTATCTTTTGGTCTGCTTATTTCTTTCTTTTCTTCATCAACATCCTCTAACACTTGAGTAAAGTATTGTCTATCAATATCTATTACTGCTGTAATTCTCCACTCGTTTGTGTTATTCCACATTTGATGTTCATTCCATCTTCCATCAAAACAAACTAATTCTCCTGCTAATGGAAACTTATAAACACCATTTACTTTCATTCCAACAGTCTTTTCTTCTCTGTTTTTCATACCTGTAAATAATGTAGCAATAATACTCCCACCCTCTAATGAATAAAGTGGCAAACCCCAATCTTCTTCTATCTTTTCCCAAGTAGAAGTATCTAAATGTGGTGTTATAATTCCATTTGGTTTTATAAAATTAATAAAGATTTGTTTAATACCTTTACATTCAGACATTAATTGCCAAGATCTTTTAAAAACTTCTTTATTCCATTTACACTCATAAAGAAAATCAATAGAACGCCAATCATTGTAATGTTTTCTTTCAGCTTCATCTGTAAGGATTTCTTTATAAGCAATTGAACGATTTTTATGTGCCTTCAACTCTTCTTTTTTTGATAATATTTTTTCTTCTACTTCATCTGGTGGAGCATAAGCACATTCAGTGCTTGTTTCGATAGGATTATTAATCATCCATTCACGTAAATCTTCTTGCATCAAAGGAACTATTACATCCTTTAATTTATCATAATCTACATAATAGGTTGGATTAATCCAGTTATAAATTTTTCTCATACGATATTTCTTTTCTCTCCATCTCTTTTAATATCAAGCGATAAACAGTGAACACCACCATCCCAAAAACCACCATGTCTTAAATTAACAGGATGTAGTGTTATACCAAATTCTTTAAACCAATTTGATAATGCTGGTTGTTCATTAGTGACAATTATATTTTTGCTATCAACTACAACTACATTACTATCAAATGCTACTTCTTGTGCGAAACCTCTCCATTCATCTATCCACTCATCAATCCATTCAATACTATATTTACCATCTGTTTGTGCTAGACGATGTTCATATTGTTTCATATCTACATCTTTAATTAAGTGACCAAATTCATGTACTTTGAACTTACTATTATTTAGGAACACATCTGGAACATAATTTTTATTAGTACAAAATACTGTATTATCATCTGTTTGAAAGAAAAATTGATCTATATGTCCCCATCCTTTATGTGGCTTATTTGAATTCTTTATAAATTTAGTATCAGGCATATTACGTTGCATCCAATCATATCCTAATTTAGTTCCTGGACCCGAAGAATTAATAATTAAGCTATCACCACATTTATACATAGTAGCACAATGCCATAATATTTTATCTTTTAATTCTACTCCATAACGATCACCACCATGCGTGTACCATTGAGTGTCAGGTCTAAAGTCTTTCAATTGTGGTACTGGTGTTGATAACCAATTATATCCTTCTACAAACTTTTCCATAAAGATATCGTAGAATGATAATGACTCTAGCCATCTATCAGCCATACTAGTATATGAAGAATAAATTGTATTACCATAAACAAGATAACTATCTCTTGGTACTAAAGGTGATATTGGATTCTTAATTTTAAATCCTGGAAGTCTAAGTGGTTCACGAAAGTCTAACACCTTTGGTCTATACACTTTTACTCCTAAAGAAGTACATATATTAGCAAACTTGTTTAAGTCTTCATGTGTTTCTTTTATAATGGGTGTAAGTACCTCTAAGATGTCTGGTTTTAGGAAGTTTGAAAAGTATTCAGGTGTAGGAATACTTCCTATAATAATTTCTTTCAACGGATCATAATCTGTCCACACACTCATAATTATTCTTCTTTGTCAAAACTATTATTCCAAGTATCTTTTAAATATTCAGGATCCCAGAAACTATAATAGTTGGTTGTTTTTAATAAATTTCTACGTGCTTCATTTAATTCAGGCAAACTTTGAACTAACATAAAGTTAAAATAGCCATTATTTGTTTTAATTCCATTAATGTGTGTATCTCTGTCTTTATGGTCTGCTATAAACATATAATTTTCATATTTGTTTATATAATAATCACACCATTCATCTAATTCAGCTGGTGTAATATTTGGATTGATTATGTTATAAATTTTAATTTTTTTAATCTCCCATAATGCAGGAGGGCGAAAAGAGTTATCGATGTTTAAATCTTCAGGTGTAGGTACACTGATTCCTTTACTAAATGGACATATAGAATGACCATCAAGTGCTTGGCGAGGTATTTTAAGTCTCGCCAACCACTCTTGTAATGCTTCTTTTGGTGTTATATTATGCTTGTCTAACAAGATATTGATCCTTCATTGAAACAGGATCAAAATATTCTTTTATCATAGTTTTCACCATTTCAATATCAAAAGTTTTGCATGAGAACAAATCAAAATAACAATCACCATTATTATCTAAAAAGTGTATTGTTAATGAACTTGTAGTCAATGCTTGTATTACTGTCCATCCAGCGATCTCTGGTTTTTCAGCAAAGTGAGTTATCCATGGCTCACCCCATGCGTTCATGTCGATGCGAACTAAAAGGTCGTTTAAAAAAGTTTTCAAAACCACTGGGTCTTGAAAGTTTTTAGTACAACCTGCTGCATCAATAATTAAATGATAACCCCAAGATGTTTGACGTTGGGGAATCTCCTTGGAATTTGTCAATTCCGTTTTTGTGTTTGTTTCTACTTGTGCCATTTTTACTTATTGTCTCCTTTTTTGACAAGAGCTTTTAAGTAAGTTAAAACACCACTTAAAATTTCTTTAGATTTGTTTATAAAATTATCAGCAAATGCTGGCTTATAAGTCCAACCGATTATAACACCGATTGATAAAAGTATTATTGTTGTCATTCTTTATTTACCTCTATTACTTGCGACATACATTTTCCCCCAAATCCGAATGAGTTATTTAATGTTCGCAAAACTTTTTTGTTAGTATTTAAATTCTCGCGAACTAAAATATTTTTAGTGTCACAAGAAGCACTTTTTAAATTTTGTATATGTGGTATGATTCCTCTTTGCATTGAAAGAATCGCATATATACACTCTAACACTCCAGCAGCTGCAAGGGTATGTCCTATTTTTGACTTCGGTGCCCAAATAGGTTTTTCTCCCAAGAAACTAACTACAGTCTCGTATTCTATTGGATCACCAACTGGTGTAGATGTTGCATGCGCACATACAAAATCTATTTCTCCAATATCTTTTGTTGCTTTAGACATACTTATACGAGCACCTCTACCATCATTGGCTGGGCTTGTCATATCTAAAGCATCGCTCGCCATACCACAAGGATATAACTTAGCGAATACCTTACTTCCGTACTTTTTAACCATTGCTTCTGATTGTAATATTAAAACACCACAACCATCACCCATTAAAAATCCTGTACGATCATTATCAAAAGGCATACTGTAATTTCCTACAGCACCTAATGTATTAAAATATTTAATTGCCATCGGAAAGCAACCTGCGTCAGATCCTCCGACAATTACATACTCATATTCATCAACTAATCGCATTCCATAATCAATCGTCACAAGACCAGTAGAACAACTTGCGAATGTTGCTGCACTTAATCCCATAAATTTATAATGAGATGAAATATGCGAACATCCCATGTCTGGAATACGATTTGCTGATTTTCTAGGATTTACTCTTTTATGATTCTTTGTAAGTAAATACAACTCATCTAAAAATTCAGTATCGTTTGAAACTGTTGAAAGAAGAGTTGCAACATCATAATGATGGGGTAGGTTTGACATTTTTAATGCTGCATCAACTGCATGAAGCATCATCTTTTGTGCATTCGTCATTGAACGAAGCATCTTAATGTCAAATTCTTTTGGTATAATGCAATCGTTAGGATTGAATATAGCACCACGAAAAACTTTTGCGTTCTCTGCTTTCAATTCAGGTATATCAGAAGAATAATCTTTATTATCTAACATCTTATCAAAACAATCTTTTGGGTTATTCCCAAGACTGTCGATCATTCCATATCCAACTACATATACTGGTTTCATAATTTAAATCTTAATTCTATTTATAAAATAATGTTGCTCATTCTTGACACTGCAACGTCCCATTGAAGAGGTTTTGGGTAAATATTTCCATCAACTGTAATTTTTTCATTCGATTTTAAGTCGTGAAACCAAGCACAAACTACATGTCTATAACTTTTTCCATTCTGAATATTGTGTGGTCGCCCAGTATTAGCCAATATAGGATTACTCTTAATAGTAGTACTCGTAATTAACTTATCAATATTAAAGTCTGGAAAGTGCATCGTAGGACCAGAATCGTTATTTGTTTCAACATCATAGTAAGTTGTATCTTTTACATCATACCAATTCATCGTATGATCGTCAGTAGGACAATAACACCAAATAATTTTAACTAAATCATCTATCCAATCATCATTATCAGTGTGAACATACATTCGATAGTCTGGCTTAGATGAAAACCTTTCAATACGAAGTACACCAAGATCTATAGACTTAGCCCAATCAATTAAATCTTGATTAATTAAATGTCTTTCATGATAATGGTCTGTATATTTTGCTGCTATATCTTGATCTGATTCTTTAGGAAATACATAATCCTTTTTAATCGGTGATATTGGCAGATTTAATTCACGCCACAACGTATGACTGTAATTTCTCATATACATAATCCCATTCTACTGTTGAACCATTATAACGTCTCCAAGTAAGACTAATTGCATAACGATTGACTTTTGTTTCGTTTTTCATCGAGTGTGGCACACCTATATTAACTAATGACGGAAACCCTATTTCAGAAGTGTGAACTAAATCACATTCTTCAGGAGTCCAAGCATAAGCATATGGTGTTGTTTCTATTTTATAACTATTTTCGCTAAAGCTTTCTGGCTCTATAATATCTTTATTTGCAAATTCAGGTTTTGGATTCCACCATTGCATATAAGATCCTTTTTCAGCACAATATTGCCAATTGATCGCACATGAGTTTGTTCCTAAATCTGTTCCATCAATATGTATTTGTAAATAAAATCCTGGAGGAGAACAAAATACATCAGCATTTTTTAAATACATTCCTTTACTTTCAAAAAAATCTAGCAATTTAGGATTAACTTCTTTTTCTGGTATAGGAAAATGTCCTTTGTTTGGCATTTGATTTAACCAATCTTTATTTATCATTACATCATTGATTGGTAATTTTAAATTTGCGCAATAAATGTTTTTCATATTTTTTTAAAAATTGTACCACAGTAAAAACAAACAGCTTTTGTTTCACCATCTTTATATTCTTTTAATGTATAAAATACTCTTGGATGAGTATCGTCATCTATACTAGAATCGTAGCCATCACAATAAACTGTATTTGCTGCAGTCTCTATAATTGTTCCTTGACTCATATAATATATTTTTTAAATAAATCTATTGCTTCCCACATAGGAACAATATCTTGAAGTATTTTTTTACCAACAGCTTCATCTCTTCTTTTTGCAATTATGTGTAAATCTTCTTTTAATATAATATCTTCGTTTGTAGTATAACCATTTACAAGTCTCTTATCAAATACACAAGACAAACATTTTCTAGAATGTTGAGTAGTTGTCACGTTATGTGGTTGTCCTACTTGAACAATTGAAACTTCAACATCATGACTTTCAATTAAATCAACTTCTTCAGGATACCAATATAAATCTGCTGTATCAATATTTCTCTCATCTTTATTTTTATATCTAACACCCTCACGTTTGCCAATTGTGTTAGGTTTTGGTTTAAACCAATTCATTAAACTATTTCCTCTTGGATTGAATGCATAATTTAATTTAAATTCATCATGTAATTCATTTCCATCTAGATGCACAGGCATTGAATGGTTTGCTGGATTACAAAATAATTCTATGTCTGTAATACTTAATCCTATATTCATAGTCCATTTTAAAAAATCAGGATTATGATATTTAATTGGCACCCATAATTTAGTTTGTTTTTCATATGTATTATCATTTTCCATCCACTGCATACCCTCTGCAGTTAATGGTAAAGGACAAAGTTTAGAATCTAATGCTTTATGATTAATTATCATTTTTCGTAGGTTTCTTGTTGACTTCATATGATGGATAAAAGTATTCATCGGAATCTCCGAATACCCATTTTGGATTCTGTTCACAATGGTAATATTTTGAACTTACTTTAAAATCAGGCACATTTAAACCTTTAGCTTTATTTGCACTTGATTCAAAGAAAAGCATACGATTATTCGGTTGAGCAAACCATTGCCCATTATCTAATTTACCAATATTGTGTGATTTGTGTTCTGTAGGAACTTCTGACTCGGTGACGTTTGGAATATTTGGATCAGCATGAGCACTATCTATTGTGAATAGATATTCGCCACCCATACGTGAACCATCTCTTAATATAACCTCAACACGAGAATGTTGTAGGTATTGTTTTTCAATTAATGTAATATGATAACTAAAACCATCCCATAGTTGTAAAAAATCTAAAGGAAGTTGTTTATCTAAATCAATATCAGTTTTCCACACATAAGCACTTATAGGAAGTTTATCATAGAGTGCTCCATACTCTGGTAAATAACTCTCAATGTAGAATGCTCTACGTGGAATAGATTTAAGAGTCACCCAAGTGCATGGAACATATTCTCCGAAACCTTTTTTAAAGTCATAGAGAAACTCTTTTTTAATCCAGCATTGTATATGTGGTAAATTTACAACAAAATTCATATAATATATTTAGTTATCATTTGGCTCACTCGGCAAGACTCGAACTTGCAACCCCCAGTTTCGTAGACTGGTATTCTATCCAATTGAACTACGAGTGAATAAAATAGATTATGGTGTTGGTATGATTATAATTTTTAATTTATCTATAACTTTTTCCATTGGTTTAGTAGTTTCCGTTGGAGTAGTTGTACACGAAATTAAAAAAAATGCTATAATTGTTATTGTAGCAAAAAATATACCAGTTTTATATAATGTTTTATCCATTTAATTCACTCGTTCTGTTAATTTGAACTAATTTTAATGTTTCGAATAATTCGGCAGTTCTTGCGATAGGATCTGATATACCATCGCCAAAACTATAATTCATTGGCTTTGCGTGATGATATTCATGATTTCCTTCGCCCCAATTAACGAATGCTCCTGCGATTGGATCAAGAGACACAACTTGTTTAGGTATTTCGTGACTATGACTTACTGCATTTGTCACACCCATACCATGTAATCCTGCAACTACAGCTAATGCTGCACCAATACAAACTTCTAAGCCACCTAATATTCCTAGATTCACTTTTAAAAATTCTGATATAAAGAATAAACCAAACCAGAATAATAATAAAGTAGGTAAAGCACGATTATGATAATAAACAGCAATACGATTACGAAATAATCCTGCTGTATATTTTAATGGCACATCTTCTTTACGCCAATCCCATAAATGTAAATAAGATCTCCAAAACCCTATTCTATGTGGGCTATGTGGATCTAACTCAGTATCAAGATGAGTGTGATGCATACGATGTAATGCTGCCCATCCTAAAGGTGTACCAATCCCTGCGTATATAGCAAATATATTACTTAAATGTTCTAAATATTTATTCTTAACTATAATAGATTTATGTGATAGTGTTCTATGAGTATATCCTGATACAGCCCAAGCACCAAACCACCAGAATAATATAAATGTAAAGAATGTAGTTAATGTAGCATATTTAAATGCCAGTAATGCTAATACATGTACAAAAATATAATAAGCAACACGAAAATATAAATTATTACGTGTTGAAAATTCTTCCCAACTAAAATTACTTATTGACTTTAACATATGTGTTCCAGTATTGTCCTTTACGAATTAACTTACTTGATTTTGATTGTTGATGATATTCTAAAGCACCTAATTTAATATTATTCTTTACATTCTTATGAATATGTTTCTTATCAAGATCTGGTAATTCTTTTTGTAATAAACGAAAGAGAACTAGTTTCTTTATACCCTTAACTCTTTTAGAAGAATCTGCTTCATTAGCATTTATTAATTTAACTATTTTATCCCATATTATACTAGCAAAAGAAGCAGTCATAACTCTTTTTTCATCTGATCTTTTATAGTTTTCAATATCTATGCCAACTTCTTTACAATAAACAAAGAAGTTTTCTTTTAATTCATTATTAAATGATGAAATAGAACCTAAATCTCTTAAATTAGCAAGACACATATACATATCGTCTTGAATATTAACATGTAATTTAGAAATTTTTAATTTGCGTAAGCATTCACCCATTTCAACATCTGAAAGTCTTCTAAAATCAGCCGAGCGATCATACCATTTAACTGGTTCTTTTTGCATTAACAAACTTTTAATTTTTTCTTTTGTTTAACACGTTTTACATTACCACTATGATCTTTATATAAATCAAAGTGATCTTTACCATCAAAATAGAAACCATCCAATATCCATTTTTTAGATGTTTTTTTAATTTTTCTTTTCATTATATTAGTCCTTTTCGTCATCTTTGAATGACATACTATCAACAGGATCTAAGTATGTCATTTTTTTTATAGTTCTTGTTAAATTTTCCATATCTTCGTGCATACGATCAATCACATCTTTTAAATCATTTATTTTAAAAGATTGCTCTGCAATAAGTTTTTCTTGCTGGTCTAGTTTCTTTTTATATTCTTCTATTAAAATTACGTTATTATTTACCATTTGTTTATCAACCAATCTTTAATATTATCTACTTGTGGATTACCTTTTAACATAATGACATTTGTATAATCGCCATCAATTTGATCTATTTCGACAAAAGTAATATCTTTTTGCTCATTATATTTCACTTCTGCTTTAAATTTAAGTTTTAAAAACATATACTCTTTGATAAAATTTATTGTTGTTTTATCAATTGATGATGCATAGGCATCAGCACAATAATGTGTTTGTTTTGGTATTACTAATTCTTTAATCATTTATATAATTTTCTGTTGTGAACATATATCCCATCGTTTTAAAACTTTCACCTTTTTCTAATGCCCAAACTTCTTTTACTACTTGTTTTGCTAACTCTTCAGATCTAAAATATTCTTTTTCATCTAAGAATTTTAAGAAAGTATTTTTGTTAAAAATAAAAGTTTTAGATTTTCTATTTCTAATGATAGTGACTTCTTTCATTTTCTCATTCTTTCTCTTAGATTATATTTTATTTCTTCTAAGTGAAGTTCTATACGTCTTTGCACTTGTACATGAGAGTAAATCCCCCAAATTAGAACAATTAATAAAAATGTATTAAGCATATTAGTGACTATGACTTATATTGTTTTCATCTACAAATGTTTCTAAATCATCTTTAATTTCTAAATAATTTATATCATTAAAGATATCATCAGCATCTTCGAATGCTTTAATTCTATTTGTAAATTCAGCACTTACAGTATTTGGTTGTGCCATTGTTTCAAAAATACCATCTTCTGTATCAAACACATCACATATTTTACCACTCAAATAATCTTGCCAAACTGAATTAACAACTTTTAATAAAGTAATTCTATGTGGTGAATATTTGTAGTCAGCTATACCAAATGTTGCATAAGGAAGTGGTTCTCTAAGAGGAAACATATTATCTACCCTCTTCTGCTGCTATTTCTAAATCTAAAGCAACTTCAGCCATTGCTTGTTGTGCGTCAGTTAAATCAAACTCTGGGTCTTGTAATTTATCAAAGATACTCTTAGCTTGTCTTTCACCATGTTTTTTAACAAACTCTTCTCTAGATAATATAAATGTATCATCTTCCATTTGCATTAACCAATTTTTCACTTGTCCCATAATATACTCCTTTTCATTATTTGTTTATAGGTATATTTTACTATATTTGAGTAATTAAGTAAATACTTATAAAAAATAAAAAAGCATTATATTTCAATGACTTAGTGTATTGATATTATTTCGGCTTCTGGTTTATCAATAGTTCCAGTCACATAATTGATATAATCTAAGAATTCTGGTGCTTCTGGGTTTGAATGTATATCCCATGATGTTCCAGTCATTCCTTTTACGCAATAATCTGGTAATGTACCTTGCACTTCTTCATCAACTAATATAACAATCGAAACTTTTTGTGGTTCACTGTGACCAGACATTTCTGCTGGTATGTTTGCTGTGTTATTAAATTTACAAGGAAACCCCATTTGCTCTGTCATATTATAATCAATCGCATCTTGTCTTGCTCTATCAAGTTGATACAATACAGAATTAACACAATAACGTATTACATTATATTCGAAAAGTTCATCAACTTTGTCAATTGTAGTTTTTAATTGAAAGCCATTGATATCTATATGGATAGTTTGATTTCGCAGTGTAGCGAACTTATGACGTATTCCTACGATGTTTTTTTCACTTGACATAATATAATTTCTACTTCTTTTTAAGTCTAACTAATGTCTCTATTTTTTTAGTTCTATCTACTTTAGGATATGATATTTTAAATTCTTCATTTTCCCAAGTACCATTATTAAAAGAAGTAAATTCTGTTGTGACCAATTGTGCAGTTTCAGTTGAACGATGCACTGTGACTAATTTTTCATCATCCCAAATTCTTATTTCAGCTGGGAATGAACGATTAGATATTTTTTCTATTATATTGCCTATTTTAAGCATTGATGTATGTTGAAACAGATTCTTTCGTAATATTTGGATATAAAGATGTTAATTCTTGATTTTTTAACGCAAGAAGAATCTTTTGTTCTTTTGCGTCTAGTCTTTCTAACATTTGAATAAACAATGATTCTCTTTGAGCAGGTTTTAAATCTTTTCTTCTAAAGATATAAAACTTTCTTACTTCTAAAGTAAGATTTGATGGAGCCATATCTTGTGGCTCAATTGCAGACTTAAATGGTGGACTTGTTTCTGGCAAATCCCATTTTAAATTGCTATCAAAGTTGTTTTGTAAAACTAATTTTAACTGAGCATTATTCTTGTATTTAACAATGGCAGTTATATCATTATTTAGTTCTTCTAATATTTCATAAACACGTCTTCCCATGTTTTAAAACTCCTCTATTTCTTGGAGTAATAGACTACAACGTTTTTCAATTAAATAGTTGTATACTGTCATTTTATCTCCTGTTGGTTTTATGTTATTGTAAGCATTTAGTATATCATCTACTATATTTTTAGGTATAGAGTCAAGACATACTAGTTTTTGGTTTCTTAAATAGTTTTTCTTCTGCTCATCGTTTTCACAAGCATTGAAACCTTTTTCTAAGAAATTATTTAATATTTTTTTAGTAATTGGTTTTTGTCTTTCATCTTTGTTAAAGATATCATCAGGTGAAAGTACATTTGGAACACCATCTCCAGAGTCACCTCTTACTATATGTTCTATTATATATTGCTCAGCTTCTCTTACTGATGATTTATTAACTTGTTTTTTAAGTAATGGCGAATATTGTTCAACGTTTCCAAATTTTTGTAATTGTTTAAAATCTTTATCAGAAGAAACAATCATATGTTTTTCTAAAGGTCTTTCTTTCACTAGTGTAGCAATTACATCGTCTGCTTCAGCATGATTGATATGTAATACTTTATAAGGAAAATATTTAACTAAATCTTGTCTTACATCAGACATAGTTTCAAAAATAAGTTTCCAATCAACTGGATCTGCTTCTCTATCTTTCTTACGATGTGCTTTATATAAAGGAAATTCTACTTTTCTCCAAACGTCTTTACCATCAGCACATATAACTAAATCACCATAATCTGCTGAAAATTTCTTCTTATAATATTTAATAGTAGAGAGTATCGCATGACGAATGATGTTAGATACTTCTTCCATTGGTCTTCCTTTTTGAACATCTTGTTTAAAAGAAAGTATATTTGCGATTGCTACTTGTGAATAATCAATTAATATCATTTTTTTAATTTTTCTTTTGGTATCCAAAATCTATCTATTTTAGCTTTGACTTCACTAAAAACATTTGATGGGTTTATAATTGTCCCATCAGAAAGTGTTTGTACATAATCCATATCTGTTAAATATGAGCATAATTCATTAGCTTCATATCCAGCACGTCTACACATTCCTATTTGAATTTCAGTTTGAATCACTGGACGATACTTTTTAATTGTATTAACAGCACCTTTAATAACTTGAAATTCTAATCCTTCTACGTCTATTTTAATTCCATCTACATCTTTAAAATTAAAACTATCTAATGTTTTTGTTTGTATTTTTTCTTGAATGGTTCTTGTAGATTTACTTTCAGGTTTTTTAACCCAACCTTTTTTTGTTAATTTCTTTCCATTAAAGTTTAATTCTATATGATTGTGACCAGAAGCACGAGTGACTGTATTTAATGTTTCTTCTCCCTCTGTATCGCTTAATGCATAAGGAAATACTTCTATATTACCTGTCATTAAAATAGGAGCATAAGTTGATTTAGATAATTTAAACCAGCCTTTACCATTAGTTTTATTATTTTTATTCAATTCGATATTTTCTAATAACCATTTTCTTAAATATGATGTAGGTTCAAAAGTCTTTATATCTTTAGCCCAAGTAGCATATTCAATTGTGTTAGTTCCTAAATGCCCACCAACATCAATAATTGTTCTTGCGTTTGGTGTCAATGTTCTAAAATATCTTAAATTGTTTATTTGATATCCACTGCTCTTTAATCTTGAGCCATAAAAAGTATCATTTTCTTCGACATGATATATTCTACCGATTGCAGATTTAACTATTACAGATTTTCTCATACTATATTATATAAAACTAATAAATGTGGTGGTATTAAATCATCTTTTAAATTATGTGGTGTAGTTTCCCAACACTCATCATCGCCATTATCATAAGCACCAACAAAACCAAACTCATTAAAGTCTTCATAGTTTGTTTTTTCAGTACCATAAGTTGCTTCAATTGAATATCTTTTTGATTCAACTAGATAATCAAAAAAAGAAATTGGTGGAACGTATTTTGTTTGAATTTCAAAAAAGATAGAATTAGGAGATGTTCGATCATAATTAATTACTTTGCCATGAATACGATTGTTCCAGTTTTTATTCACAAGAGAATATTTGGCACCTTTTTTCTCAATATCAAATATGCTTCCGAACAAAGGAACTATGTTCTTTGACATTTTATTAGCTTCTAAATCGTTTTCAATCATATCAATTTTAAATGGATCAGTATGCGACATATTAATATGATTTGATACTATAATCATAAGTATATTATATATTAAAAATACTTGTATGTAAATGGTTATATTTTAGTAAAAAAGTCATTTAATCTAGTCTTTAATTCGTTAAAATACTCATCATCTGCTATTAAATTTGCTATAATTCTTACTGAATCATTTTGTTGAGTAGTTGAAAGCATACCAGCACGTACAAGCTTTCCCATTACTCCAATAGTTGGATTCTTACAATCTAATTCTAAAAACAATCCTTGTTGTCTATAACTTTTTAAATATCCTTGATTAAATAAATCTTTCGCAATTTCATCTAAACGTATGACTGTTTGTTTCGCTCTATGAAATAAACCATTATCTTGAATAATTTGTTTTACTTTTTTCATTGCACCTATACCAGCCATATAAGGTTGCCAAGTATGCCCCCATCCCCATTCTTGCGTTGAAAGAACTTCACCAATACGAGCATTACCTGCTGCAAATCCAATTGGTGCATATCCTGCTGATAATGATTTACCACAAGCAATAATATCTGGTTGAATATTATACCCTGCTGTTGAATATCCAAAATATGATAGTGATTTACCCCAACAAACTGCTACATCATCTGTAATAAGATTTACATTATATTCTGTACAAAGATGTCTAACACCCTCCCACCATCTTTTACTATAAGGAAGTATTCCATCCATCCAAGGACAAGTTTCTACTATAAAAGCACCAACATTGCTTGAGTCACCAAATTTACTAAATCTTTTTTGTAATTCTGCTAATGCTCTTTCTTCTTCTAATTCACGTTCTTCTATTGTTTTCCATTTAGGTGCTCGGATGCATCTTAATCTATCTGATGGAAAATCAACTGTATATGGACTTGCCATTGCTCTTGTTAGATAACTTGTGCCATGATATCCTGGAGTACAAGATACAATTAAATTCTTTTTAGGATTTACAGTTTTCCAATATGTATCACTCATCATAATAGCACACTCTACTGCTGAAGTTCCAGCAATAGCCCAAGACATAACTGACATTCTTGATTCAGATAAAACAAAATGAACCATCTCTTGAGTATCTACATCAGACTCACCAGTATTACCTCTTATGAATGCAACTGAGTTTATCTTATCAGCCATTGCTTGTATTACTTCTTTATTTCCATAACCAAGTGTGAAAGCACTATTACCAGATTGTATATCTAAGTATTTCTTACCATCAGACATTTCAACCCAATGACCATATGTTTTTGTGACAATTTTAGGTAATTCACCATCAGCACTATTTCTTAATTCGTACATTGTAATTCCATATTTGTTATGTGTGCGTCTTTATTCTCAATTATAAATCTTACTGAATTTAAAACCGATTCTATTGTTAATTTTTTTCCTGAATATTCTTTTGCGAGTTGAGTATCAACCCAAGCTGGACGAATAATACTAATTTTAAAAGGGATGTTTGGATTATATAATTCTTCTATTGATTTATCAAGTAATTTCTTTTGTGACCAATAGTTTTCAAATCCTTGAGGAACTTCTTGTGGAGTCTTCCATAATTTACTTACCATTGAACCCATTACGATTATATGTTTTGATTGTTGTTTATAGAGATTGTAAAGATTCTCTAAAGATGTATGTTGTTGTCCAGTGTGTGCGTTCAATACTATTACTGAAGCATCTTTACAATTTCCTATAAAGTCTGAATGCACTTTTGGATCATTTAAATCTAAATGATGCGATTTGTCATAACCTATACAATATGTATCAGATTGTTTTGCGTAATAATCAAATATAGATTTACCTATACCAGATTTGTGTCCTGTAATCACATATTTCATAACATTATTCATAATATAAAAATAATTTATTTTTTACAAACGCATCTTTTAAATAGTTTTTTTATTCTATCAATTAACTTTTTCATTCTGTACTCCTTTATTATTAGGGTCTACCTTGACCACGATAAGCTTTAAACGATCTTCGCTTATGCTTATTCATCATAGAACTACTATGAAATCCATTTCCAATACTTGTACGTTTTGGTTGTGATTCTCTCTTAGTATTTGATCCATAATTTGCTGCACGTTTTGCCATAATTTATCTTTAAGTTGTTTGTTTAGTTTTTTTCAGTCATATTAATCACGAACTGGAAAATTTGGTACAGGTGGTTTTGCTGCTGGTGGTTGCATTACTGTTGTTGTAATTGATGAACCATTAAGTTTTTCTTGTGTTCGCCCATAAGCAGTCACACCTAATATTGCTCCCATTGAAATATGAAATAATCCACCACCTTGTAGTGTTAATGGTGTCCATGCAGTAATCACTATTGTTTTTAAAAATGATATTTGTGCCACATTCCATAAAATAGGGAATACCATAAAGTCAACAAAACAAATAGCAATATACAGCCAAGCAATCGCTGGTCGCCATAAAGATTTAATTTCGTCATTATTCATAATTATTCTTTCTTAGGAATCACAGAATTTTTAGGTTCTTCTGGTCTTCCATCTAATGGTCTTGTTATTGTTTCTTTTATATCTGATTTTCTTTCATACACATCTACGTTATCAATTTCATAAAACGCAGTAGGTGTCTTATTTGTATTTATATTTGATAAATCGTTTGCTCTTTCTTTTCGCTTACGTTCCAAATATGAATTACCATCAGTTATTTTTTCTTTTACTTTATTTAAAGTTTCTTTTAATTTAGATTTTATCTCAGTTTTTATATCTTTAACTATTTCTTTTACTTCTGTTAATGGTTTAATAGTTGGTAATATTGTTAATGGTGTTGTTGGAGTTGGATCTTGTGGTTTTACTCCGCTTGTAAATGCTATTTCTCTGTTCCAAGCAATTAACATCATAACTGCTAATGGGTCAAATACCAATACAATAATAATAATTACAAATCTTACAGCTTTCTCAAGTAGATTTTCATCTATCTTATCACCATATATTAAAGCAGCAATATATTTAATCGGACCAACTTCTGCTTCGATCTTTCTTAATTGTCCAGCAATTGGTGCTCTTTCATTATTTAAATTATTAATTGTATTTTGTGCTTTTTCTATTTCAGCAACTAATTTATTTCTTTGTCCCTCTTGTTTGCGTCTTAATTCAGTCGCAGCATTAATACCTTTTTCATCATTAGTACGACCGATACTTTGTTCAACTAAATCATCTAATTGTTTAATAGTTTTTTGGTTTCTTGAAACTATATCTCTTTGATATTTAATTTTATCATCTAATATATAAACTTTAGAAGATACTTCACCTGATGGTACTGCTTGATCTAAATGTGCTTTACTTAAAAAGCCAAAAATACCCATACTCGTTAAGAACATAAGTACAACTAATGATACACTAAAATAATATCTCATTACTTTTGTTATATCATTCCATCTTCTGTATAACCAAGATGCAATTACTAATTTTGCTGTTTCTAAAGCTGTACCCATAATTGCTATTGGTATTACAGCTGTTGCAAATATTGCTATTAACCCAGTAATCGCATAAAATGCTGCGATAGTAGATAGAAATAATGCGTTAATTAATAATAAGGTTTTCATTTATTACTTTCCTTCGTTTCCAAAACCATAAAATACAACTTTGCTATCTTTACCATATTGTGCTTGTACTGCTCTTGTAGCATCAGTCACGTTCATGGCACGTTGTTCGACTATAATTCCTGGAGTTTTATTGTTAATTACTACTAGAAATCTAAAAGTTTTTAAAGGAATCATTTTCCTATATTATTTCTTGTAAATTTCATCATAATATTTTCATTATAATATTTGTTTTCACCATTAGGAAGTTTTGCGTTTAATACATCAAATTCAAACATATACTTTACTTCCCAATAATTAACTTCTCCTCTTGTTTTACAAAGTCGAAGTATTTCTCTTTTAAAATTTTGTTTTCCTATTTCTTCTATTTCTTTTAAAAAGGTAGATGAAGATCCCCAATATTCTTTCCAATCACTTTCTATTCTTGAACGTCTTTTATTAACTCTTCCTTTAAGTGGCTGTTTAGTTTTAGCAGAAGTAAAGTATTTTCTTCCTATATAAACTTTATTATTTAAAAGATTTGTAATAGAATATATAAATCCGAAATATTTTGAAGGATTAATGAACTCTTTGTTTTCGTATAACCATTGTGTCATACTTATATTTATTCATCTTGTTCTTGATCTTGATCTTCAAACTCATTATCGTTATTATTTTCAGCTATATCATGTGCGCACATTGGACAATAAGCAACATCTGCTTTAGACAATGTATCATCTTGAGTAGTAAATGAAATTTTACCCTCTGTTTCACAAGACATACAATGAAATTTAACTGTTTGCGTTTTCATTATTTTTTAGCACCCCAAACATCACCCCAATTACCTTTTAGAGATCCTTTTGCATAATCAGTAATACGATTTTCAAAAAAGTTTCCATGTATTGGAGCATTTATCATGTCCTCTACCCAAGGAAGTGGGTTTGTTTTTCTTTTATTAATACCTCGTAATCCCATTGATATGAGTCTACGATCACAAATATAACGAATATATTCTTTCACCTCTTCTTTTTTTAAATTTTGCATATCGCCCATTGAGAAAGCAAGATCAATAAAGTTATCTTCTAACTCTACCATCTTTTCAGCGATATCATATATTTTCTTTTTAAGAGAATCATTCCATATTTCATTATTCTCTTCTATATATGTACGGAATAATCTTATCATACTCTCACAATGTTGTGTTTCATCTACTATCGACCAAGTGACAATTTGTCCCATACCTTTCATCAAACCATGTCTTGGAAAATTTAACAACATAATAAAAGATGAAAACAATTGCATACCCTCTGTAAATGCTGAGAATGCTGCTATACTTGTAGCAATACTTGCTTTGCTTGTAGATTTAGATGCTAAGTCAACAAAGTAATTATGTTTTGCTGCCATTTCTTTGTAATTATTAAACTCATTATAAGTTGCTTCTGGCAAACCTAATGTTTCAATTAAATGAGAATATGCTGCTATATGTAAAGCTTCACGTGCTGCGAATCCACACATCATCATTCTTACTTCTGGTTGTGGAAAATATGGAAGATAGTTCATCACATAACCACCTGCTACATCAATATCCCCTTGTGTAAAAAATCTAAAAATATTTGTAAGAAAACTCTTTTGAGATGGTGTTAATTTACTTTTCCAATCTTTCACGTCTTCTAACATTGGTACTTCTGTATGCAACCAATGTGATTGCTCGTGTTTAAGCCATGCATCATATGCCCATGGATAATTAAATGGTTTAAAATAATTTCTTTCTTTTGTTAAAGATAAAGTCTCTGTCGCTTTTGGCACGTTCATGTTCCTCTGTGTGTTAAGTTAAAAAAATAATTGTACTTTTCCGTTTGGATTAATGTAAATATGTCCTTGTAATGTAATTCGTTTTTCAAAATTAGCTAATGCGTGGCGACCTATTCTATGCTGTTCTAAACCATTCCATATATGAAGTGTTCCATATTCATATGGTATCATAGTTTCTTTTCCTGATGGCATTAACCACTCTAAGTGTGCTCCTCTTTCTGGCATTATAATAGGAGATAAAAAAGAAAACAGTCTTTTAGGATCTATATTATCTTCCCATAAACAAAGTGTCGTATCAGTATGCCATCCGAATGGTTGAGCAGTTTGTTTTCCGTCAAATATATGAAATCCAGGAATTGGTAAATTTGGATAAAATTCAGTTTCTTTATAATTAAATACTTCAAACCACTTACCAACATTTTCAATTAGTTTTTTATATATTAGATCTTTAAATTCTTTTAAAAGTATTCCTTGAACTTCTTTGTTTATCTCACTTGTATCTTTGGGAGTAAGTGGATATATACTATCACCAAGTAAATATTGGTTTTTAGAATAATCAGATTTCATATCAAGACTATTTTTATATACATTATAGTCGTGTAATTTTTTCCAATGTGATTTTAATTCTAAAACCTTTCTTGCTATTTGGTTTCGCTCGCCCTCTGAAAAGAAATTTTGTATTTCAGCAAAAGAAAAACGTTTCATAATCTTACCAGTAAATATATGCTCTATTATCTTTAAGTACATAATGACCTTGTAAAGTAATTCTACTTTCTCCGTCATTCATACCAAATTTTTTCATCCTATGAAAATGATCACCTTTCCAATAATAAAAAGTATTTAAGTTATATAGCTTTACTTTTTCAGGATAATCTCTTAAAGCATCAAAATCATTTGTATCTTTATACTCTAAACCAGCAGGATCACTGCTTGGTGATTCAATTAAAGATAAAAAAGAATAACATTGTTCTGGTTTATAATTAGTATCATATCTGCATATTGTAGTATCTATATGATATTCAAAAGGATGTGGTGTTTGCTTACCTCGAAATATATGAAATCCAGGACGTGGATATTCAGACAAGTAAGAAGTAGGCAATCCTGTTATATCTTTAATTGTACTAATTATTTTTCCATATAAATCAAAGAATGAAACATTTAAGTTTTCTGATAAAAATTTATTTCTTTGATCTAGATTTTCTAATACATATGTAGCATCACCTAAAAAATATTGATTTTCAGCTGACTTATAAAGTTCAGGATCTTGTGCTGCTAAAAGTTTAGCAGATTTTGCTAAAGGAAAATCTTTTATATGTTTCCAATCAGATTTTAAATCTTCAACTTTATTTCTTATATTTAAACGTTCTTCGTCAGTGAACCAATTATCTATATTTTTAAATGTGAACATAATATTAACTAAGTAATGAAAATGTAGTCGTAATTATCTTTTCAATTGCTGCTTTGTATTTCATTGTATCAGCTTCTTCTTGTATTTCTTCAATACGAGCCAAATCATTTAATAGATCTGTATATTCAGCTGTTGATAGTTGTCCTGTGTCATGTTGATGATTATATCTTATTACTTTAGTTGCTTTTTCTCTTAACCATGCATTATCAGATTGTGTTAATGCTTGCATTTCTTGTATTGCTTCATTTATAGTCATTATTTGTTCCTCGCTGCAAGTGCATTTGCTATAATATCCACTTGTTTTGTTAAATTAATTACTTTTTCAATACAGTAAAGTTCTTTCATTTTACCTGATTTAGAAGAGTCATAAAGACCTCTCATACTTTCAGAAAATGGTCTTACCATTTTTAAAACATCTTCATTTTCTTTTGCTGATGAATAGTAATACAGTTTTTCTTTTCCTTCCCATATTTTTACTATGGTTTCGTGTGATTTGTCACCAGTACATTGCACTTGTCGTACATCGTATCTTAGATTTGAAATCATTAACATTTCATTATCATCATATGCTGATGGTAATAATTTCTTAACTGAAAGTATTGCTGCAGGAATGCAAGATGTCAATACTGTTAAAAGGAGTAAAACACTCCATATTCTTAACCCTCGCAAGCTAAACATGTATCCTCATTTGTTAAGTCTTTTATTTTAATTTCTTCTATGATTCTTCGTTCAATTTTCTTAGCAACTTTATCAGCTTTACCAATTTTCTCACTACGACAATAGTATAAAGTCTTTAAACCTTTTTTCCATGCCATAAAGTGACAAGCATGTAAATATTTAATATCCGTATCTGGTCTAAAGAATAAATTAACTGATTGTGCTTGGTCAATAAACTCTTGACGTATTGCTGCATGTTCTACAACCCAACGTTGATCTATTTCCATAGCTGTTTTAAAAGTATCTTTATCGTTTTCTTTTAATATATCTAAGTGTTGAACCGAACCATCATTCATTATAATACTCGACCAAATTTCATTATAATCAAGCTTATTATTTTTTTCACAAGCTTTTTTAATTATTTTATCTAAGTGTTTATTTTTATTTATAGACGCACCAGAAAGAGTATCTTGTCTATAAACGTTTGCTCTAAATGGTTCAATTGATGGTGAAGTATTTCCCATTAAGATAGAAGATGAAGCATTAGGTGCGATTGCCATTACATGAGAAAATCTCTGTCCTGTTCCAACTGCATCTGGTGCTTCACCTCTTTCTTTTCCAAGTTTAATGTTCGCTTTATCTAATTGATTTCTAATATGCATGAACATTCGAGTATTGGCAGATACTGCCATTGCAGACTCCCATGGAATATTTTTGCTTTGTAGGTAAGCATGAAAACCGAGTGCACCAACTCCGATACTTCTTTCTCTTTCAGCTGAGTATTTTGCTCTTGATATAGCATTCGGAGCGTGAGTTATAAAATATGTAAGAACATTATCTAACATCTCTGCTATATCTGCTAAAAATTGGTCATCTTTCTTCCACTCATCAAAGTATTCTAAATTAACTGAAGATAAACAACACACAGCAGTTCTTTCGACACTGGTTGGAAGTATAATCTCAGAACAAAGATTTGATTGATGAATTTTTAAATTTTTTGATTTAAGGAATGCTGGTAGATGTTCGTTTGATGTATCGATAAAATGAAGATATGGTTCTCCAGTCATCATACGCATTTCTAATACACGTTGCCATAAATCTCTTGCACTTATATAAGATTTAACTTCTTGTGTATGTGGATCACGTAAAGCCCATTTATCATCTGCTTCAGTATCTAACATACATTTTTCAATAAGTTCCATGAACTCATGTGGTATATTAATACCATGATGCATATTTAAACAACGAACATTTGGATCTCCTGTTGGCTTTCTTATTTCTAAGAATTCAATTATATCAGGATGAGATATATCTAGATAAGCAGCATACGATCCTCTTCGTGTGCGTCCTTGTCTGTATGCAAGTGTTGCTGCATCATATATTTTTAAATGTGGTAATACACCTGTTGATTTATCATCAGCCGATCTTATTCCAAATCCTATACCAACTCCACCCCCAACCATAGATAGCCAGTTAGTTTCTGAAAGATTTTTAACTAATCCTTCAGCTGTGTCTTCTATGTAATTTAGAAAACAAGAAATTGGTAATCCTTTTTTACTTCTTCCAAATGAAAGGATAGGAGTAGAATATGATAGCCAATGTTTTGAAGCATAATCATAAAGTCTTTGAGCATGTTCTTTGTTTGAAGAAAATGTTTTACTTACGAAAGCAAATCTTTGTTGTGGAGATGTTTCATCATCCTTCATATAGGACTCTTTCATACGAATTTTGCCTATTTCATCGAATAATGAATCTCGAGAATAGTCAACTCGTATGTCGTTGTATAGTTCTTGTGTCATAGTTTATTATTTGTAGTATTGAATTACGAAACTGAAACGATAAGTGGGTGCTGATGGACTTGGTGCTGATATACAGTGTGGTATTGTGCCGTCAAAAAGTATTACTCTTCCTGGAATATAAAAAGAACAATATTCTAACTTACTCATATTTTGATTTGTAAACATAGTATAACCACCCCATTCAATATTCCATGTCATATTAGGGTAATATAATATAGTTCTTACATCATTTGATCCTGCAGCATCACAATGAAAACGATTCTTGTCGTGTAGTGTGCTTAAATTAACTCTTGCTTGAATAATCTCGTATCCATCTAACATAGAAAGTATTTCTTTAGTTCCTTCTAAGTTAAGAAAATTTGATTGTTGTAATTGATTCCCTGCGAGTAGATTGCAGTATAAATTAAAATCACCTTTATATTCTAATCTTGCTGTGTCACTTCCATCTGTAGTAAAATGCCTAGTTGAACAAAAATGATAAAGTCTTTCTCTATCTGCTGCTGAATAAACATCATCAAATATAGTTAATTGTCTATCTTCAATTTGTAAGAGAGTTTTATTCATCATGTGCTTGTTTTATAATTTTATGTACTTCTGTAATATCTAATTTTTCAATACTGTCGATATTTTTCATTAGTTTATCTTGTTTCAAAACTTTTGCTTTATGTGCTTTAGCTAACTTAGTAAAATACTCAAATGTTTCTTCATTATGTCCTAACACTGCAGGTTCTTTTTCTTTTGCTGGCATTAGTCTTCATCCCTATCAAATACACTTCTCTTTAACATATGATAATATAGTATATCGTAAGTTATGAAATTTATAAATTGCATTACTACTGTAAATTTCATTTGTAGTAAATATTCAGGAATTATCAATATACATAACCATAAACAAATACCATAATGCATTCTTTTATTTTCTGGTATAGTATAGAATAACCAATTCAACATTTGTACTATTCGATAGTATTTTTATCTCTTTTAATATGTCCTACAACTTTACCAGCATTCTTTCCTTCTTTGATAGAATACCCAGAAGTTCCGTTTGCGTTTATAGCAACTTCTTTTCTTGCTTTTAGTAAAGCTTTTTCTTTCTTTTCGATTTCTTGATTAGCAGAATATATTGCCATCGTTCTATCGAATTTACTGTTTGTCATTTTCTTTTTCCTTTTCTTTTTTCTTTGTAAAATCAGCTTTCACTACTGTTGGTGAAACAGCTTCTTTTGCTATCTTATCTAATTCATTTTGTATTTCAATTTGTTTGCTCGTCACTAAATCAAGAGTATCATAATTTAAATTATCAATATAATTTTTAGCGATATCAGCACCTAGTTCTAAGACTAGTAAATCTTTACCAGCTGCAATCATAGCTGACCCACAAGATATAGCTTGTCTTGGTGTTTTAATATTCATAATAGATCTCCAAAGAGGTTGAAGAAGAACATTTTGTTCATGTTCTACACGTCTTTGTTGTTCTTGTATCTTTGTCATATCAATCGTATTATTATCATCGCTCATATTTTCCTCTATATTTTACAACGTACCCATTTATTAAAAGCAAGTTCTGCTTCTAGTCCACGATACGTATTTTCATTAATTAAATTTACTATATTTATCTTAGGATGTTTTAAAACTATTTCATTTATATCTTTACCAGATATATTTGAAGGGAGCAGGCATACTCCATATCCTAAGCTTATACACTTATATATAGATTTACAAATTTCAACATTTCTTGGTTCATTATCTATTATTACTATTACACGTTCTTTATTTTTTAAAAGTCTTTTTATTTCAAAAGAAGTACCTGCAACAGCAACAGCATTAGGTAAGAACATACTATCAATCGGTCCTTCAACAGCATATATAGTCTTATTCTCATCTAACTTTTCTAAACCAAATATCTTTTCGTTCTTCTCGTTTGTCTTAATTGTATAATACTTTGGTAATTCTTTTCCTAAAGTACGTCCTTGTATTGCAAGTAAATTCTTTTTCTTATCGTAAAATGGTATTACTAACCTTGGATGATCTTCTTCAATCGAAGCAAACTTCGGTGCAACATTGTCATTAACCCATTTTTTAAATGTATTAACCCAATATAAAGATGCAAGGTATTCAGTTGGTATTTTACGTTTTGATAAGTACTTACGAACAGGATGTTCATTTTGTAGAGTGGTGACACACTCAGCATTAAGAAGACCAGAAATAGTTTCTTTCTTATTCTCTGGTTTAAATTGGTCAAAGAAGTCTTTAATCGGTTCTTTAGAGACTCCAACTTTAGAATTACTTTTATATTTTTCAACATTATATTCACTTTCTAATTTAGGATCAATAAATTTTAAAAAATTACTAAACCCCATACTAGCACTACAATTGTGACATTTGAAGTTTAAATTATTTTTAATCTTGTAAATAAAACCTCTTGCCTTTAATATACTACGTTTAGAATCTTTACATATTGGACAACTGAAATTCCAAAGATAAGTATTTTTCTTCTTAAAGTTTCTCAATTTTGGAGATACTAAATCAATGTATTTGATGTCAATAAACAACATAATAACGTATATTATACTATATTTTAACTTGTATGTAAAGTGTTTTAACTAAACAATTTTAACAATATTTGGGCTAAACTCTTATATTCCATACCCATAGCAATAGCTAAAATAGCACCACCAGCATACCATTTCCAACGTTCAATATTTTGTACTTTATTTGATAATTTCTCAATATTGGTTGAACTTGTATTTGATAAATGGTAGCTTACTTCTTTAATTTCTTTATGCACATCCATTATACGCATATTTAAATCATGTATTTCGCTATTTAAATGCTCACTCTTTTGTTCATTATTTTCAATTCTTACTTCATGTTGAGAAATTAACTTACTTACTTCTAATGAAGCATCTGCTAATTTATCTACATTTCTATCAAGTTTGCCTAATAATGTTTTAAGTAATTCAATATCAGATGTTAATTTAACGAAACGTGACTTAGTGTTTCCATTTCCATTACCATTACCATTTTCATAGTTATCTGACATTTTTTTGTAGTCTTTCTGCTTCTTTTACCCAATTTTGTAAAGCAATTAATTTTTCACGTACTATATTACATTCTGTATAATTATCAACAGTTGTTTCTAATAACGTTATTAATTCTACTTTATTGTTTTCATTTGTTTTGGACTTTCCATCAACACCTCTGGTGGCATTGGGTATTTCGGGGATACCTGTGATGGCTTCATTATGGAGCAATTTGACATCATAAGGAAGAGCACACTGCCTATTAAGATTGTCAGGGATAATCTTTGATACTTTTGCATGGACATTTTCACCTCTTTCATTTATTTTTTTAACTATTCTCTCTAAATTTTTATCTGAAGCTTCAGACAAATCTTTTATTTGTTTTTCGTATGTTTTTATTTTATTTTTACTTTCATTTAATGCTTTTTTAGTAGCAGAAGAACTATTCGCATAATTTAATCCTTCTAACCATGTTCCTAATATTAATACAATTAAAAACATTATACGATAGAAAAATTTAAGTGGGATTGGTATAAAAGGAATAGATGTAATTATAAATCCTACTAGACCTGTAAGAAATATTGCATGAAACACAAAATCAGGTATTAATGTAAATAATGTTGATAATGTGAAAAAACTACTTAATGATTTTATACTTAAAAATTCAAACATAAATTAATTCAATTCTGTTGCTACTATATTTGCTATTTCTTGTTCTTTAGATTCTTTATTCCTTTTAATAGAAGACCAAGATCCACCACCATAACGATTAAAACGAATTGCTTTCATTTTATCACCATTTTTTAAAACTATAATTCCTTTAGGATTTTTACGAGCAAAATTATAAATTAAACTTTCTCCTTCATCTTCTAAATTTAAATATTCAGACCAACGAGTCCATTTAGTTTTACCATTTTTAAATTTACCATATATAGAATCTTTAACATTAAACATAGCATAACGTCTTGCAGCTTTTTGTGAAACAACTGGGGCATCTGTACTTACACCAGCACCTGTGACATTTGCTATATCTTCTTGTACTTCTTCTGTTAAATATAAATCTCTTAAAAAATCTTTTACTTCTTGTTCATCTAAATTCATTGACTCATTAGATGATAATAATTCATTATATCTTGATTCAACTAGATATAGTGATTCTTTTTTAATATAAAATTCTTTGATTAAGTATAATGCTGCAACTAGAGATTTAAGACGATTATCTCCTCCAGGAAGTTTTGCTAATAACATTTTTAATTTAAAAACTAATCGATGCAAATATGAAAATGATTCACGTTCTGCTGAAGTTTTTAATTCTGAATATTTTTTAAGATAATTACCTTTATCATCAATAATTCCATATTCATATGCTTTTGTCTTCACGAAAGGTGTGACAAGCAAATATAAAATTCTTAAAGCGATAAGATTATCTACTACTAGATTTGCCATTATATTTCTCTTAATTTCTTTTGTACGTTTTCATCAATCGTCAAACTTGTTGTACGAACTGCTGTGTCTGGAATAAACTCAGGCAGTCTTCCAAGATAGGTAAGAAAAGGAATTAATACATTCCAATTATCTTCACCTATCTTAAAAAACAACATTTTTGTTGCAGATTGTCCCCAAAGATTATAGATAATAATTATATGATTTAATATAAGTCTTTCTTTTAAATCATCTATATTTAAAGAAAGTTTATATCTTTTTAAAAGTTTAGAAAGATGAATAAATCTTTTTAAATCATCTTCAAATTCTGATAAATTCCCAATAGTAGGATTATCATAATATTTAATAGCATAACTTAGGAAATTACTTTCCGCTAGTTTTTGCTCTGTCATTATCTTTGGTTGAAGTTTCTTCTTTTGATTTAGTTGAAATAGCTACTTCATTTAATGCTTGTACAGCACCAGTCAACATATCAATCTCTTTTACAGTTTGAGCTGTTGTATTACGAAGTTGAACCAAAAAGTTCTGCTTTTCTGTTAAAATTTTAGAATACTCTTCAATTTTATTTTTTACATCATATGTCATAATTTAAACCTTAATTATATAATTATACTATTGTCATTCCTCTAGATGATAGAATGATCCATCCACTAGCTAATGCTAATAATGTTATTGAAGCACCAACAGTGCTACTATTAACTGTTGTGAATCCAACTCGAGTCGCAACGTTAATTGATACTGAACCAGTACCTGCTATCACATTTATAATTTTAACTTGTCCTGTTGTACCTGTTGCAAGAGATAAAGAATCACTTCCAGAAGATAAAGTAAAGTTAGTTATTGCTGTTGATACACTTGCAGCAGCATTACCTGTTGCAGCTTGAGGTGTTTGTGAAAAACTTAAAAAACCATTTGATATTGCTAAATTGCCAGCAACGTCAAGTTTCTCAGATGGTGTAGAAGTACCGATACCTACTTTATCAGCAGAAGCATCTGTGAAAAGTAGATTATTATCGTTATCTCCAGAGATACGAGTATCTTGGTCAGCACCATTTGAATTTACTATTACAGCAGAATTCAAGTTTGCTAAGAAGTTTGTAATTGTTATTTTTTTATTCGAACCACCCTGTACGAGTGTGAATAGATCTGCACCAGCAGCACTGGTTGCAGCAGTTAAATCTGATATTTTTTGATCAGCCATTATTTTCTCCTATTATATGTTATAGAGGGGATGATTATTTGTATCTAACCATCCCAACTCTAGGATTGTTTTTATTTTATTTATTAACTATCTTTGAACTCAGTATCGTCAGCTTGATCGCCAGTGATTGTTCCCATAGCAACAAGTGTTTCATAATTTACTCTACCAGCACGTCCACCTGTTCCTACTGTTCTTACTACCCAACCAGCATGAGCTGTTCCACTTGTAGAAGAATCTCCTAGTGAAGATATAGCAGTTGCTTGGTTAGTAGATGCTTGGATTTCAAAGTACTGATTATTGTTGCCAGTGCCAGAAATCAAAACGATTGTGAATGGTGTATATGTTAAACCAGTTGGTGTACCACTAGTAGTTGTTAATGCTGAACCAGCTTCAGTAGTCAAAGTAAAGCCAGTGACAGATGGTGAAGTACCAGTAATAGCAGAAACAGTATAGATATTTCCTGTTGCATAACTAGTAATAGTACCAGTTCCACCTAGTGTTCCAGTAATTCTAATACGATCACCAACTGCTAAAGTAGTAGCAGTACAAGTAAATTCGCCACCAGTACCAGAAATAGCAACACCAGCAAGAGCAGTACGACCTGCTGCAGCTTCAGCAGTAGTTGCTAAACGGAAAGTTCCTGCAGCAAAACCGAGAGCAGATACGAAATACTCAGTATCATTTGATAAACCAGTAATAGCAGTAGAACCAGCATGGAAATACTTAACTGATTCAGCAGCAACTAAGCCGTGAGTAGCATAAGCGATTTGCTCAGTAGCGATTGTCACACCAGAAGTAGGAATAGTACGACGAGGTTTGTTAACAACAACAGTTGGAGCTGATGTGTACGCAGAACCTGAGTCAGTGACAGCAACTGCTGTGACCAAACCACCAGAGATAGTTGCAGTACCTGTAGCAGTATCACCAGTGAAAGTTTGTGTACTAGAACCAGTACCAGTCAAGTTAATGGCAGTACCAGCTTGAGCATTTGATAAAGAACTTGCTAATTTAAATGTATCACCATCAACCACGATAATGAAGTAAGCAGTACCATCTACCAAACCAGTAATTGCAGTTGCACCTACTTTTAAGTATGTTAGTTTAGTACCAGTTAATAATCTATGATTAGCAGAAGTGATAGTATCGTCAGCAGTAGAAACAGCAGTCGTTGGAATAGTCAACGATACTGGAGCAGTCAATGTGACTGCAGGTGTTTCTAGATAACGAAGACCACCAGAAGCAACAGCGATAGAAACTACATTGTCTCCACCTGATACTGCTTCTGTAGCATCTACTCCAAAAACTTTAGTTGGATCAGATACATACTTTGGTTTTTCTGATAATGTATATGATGCACCTGCATTAACTGCAGTAAGTGTTGCACCAACAACACCAGCAACAACAGTTGCTGCTGTGTCTGAAGCGATGTCAGTAATTCGATAATCTTCATTTGATACACGAATAAAATCACCGATTCTTGATTCTGTAGTAAAAGCAGTTGAAGATCCAGCCACTACGCCATCTGCGTCAATAGCGATTGTTCCTGAAGCTGTTTTACTATCTTTATTTCCCCATAATGACATAGTAATTTTCCTTTTTAGTTAAAATAATCACCTTAAGAATGATTATTTGTTATTATAGCTATAATATAGTTATTCAATTCTTTTTAATAAAATCTGAAAAGCTTTCTTTTATGTTTTCAGTTTTTTGTGTCTTTTCTGATTTTAAATAATCTTTGCATGTAGATATATAATCTTCTGCTTTTGTTATCTTGCTTTGTACCCATTCAGGAAGATTATCATTATCAGTAAGCATTTCTTTAATCTCTTTAGCATTATTTAATATTGAAGTTAATTGGCTTTTAGCCATAGATCCTTCACTATCATATTCTCCTGGATCATTTTCATTATTTAAAGGTTGTTTCTTTTTTAAATAATCCGATACAGGAGTTGATAGTTTTTTCAATATTTTTTTCTTAAAATTCTCTTCCATTTATACTCTGAAATCTAATTTTTTGTTTAATGCATTTACTGCACCATCTATTAATCTATTTTGAGGTGCTTCTACTTTTACTTCAGCTGGTTGTGTTTCAACCTTAACTTCAGCTTTTACTTCAGCTTGTACTTCTACTTTTGGTGCTGCTGCTGGTTGTGCTTCAACTTTAGGAGTCTCAACTGTAGCTTCTTGTACTTTCACTGATGTATTATCTTGTTTATTTTCACTCATTTTATATCCTTATTGTTATTATATTGTATTATGTGCCTTCAAACTCTATTTAGTCTATATTATAAGCCAAAGTCCTTGACTTGACAGAATTACACCAATTAATGCTACTATATAACTAGCATAAAATAATGGCATACTTACAGCTAAAATACTCGCTGAAAGTAATACGATACTTAATTGATATGCTGTAGATGCATATGAAATCCATGGACTTCTTTTTTTAGCATCATCACGTTCAGCTTCTAATTTCTTTGCAATTTCAGCAATTTCTTTTTTATCTTTTTCCATACGTTTTGCTTCAGCGATTAGCTTTTCTTTATTTTCTTTATCTATTGCTTGTATTGCAGCAGTTTCATAGATAGATTCACGCACGTTTTTTGCTTGATACCATGCCCATTGATTACTTGATGCAATAGTATTGTTTAATACGATAGAACTTAACTTACCACCATACCAAGCATTGACTGCTAAAAGCAATGCAAATATGTTAATAACTAATCCTGCTTTATCTTTAATTTTTGCTTCACGTTCACTTCTTGACCCAACGATTGGTTTCGGTTCGTTTGGATCTTTAGAAGTTTTTGTAAAGGTTTTTAATATTGTATCTATAAATGACATAAATTATCCCTCTACTTTTGACCCTGCACGCCATTGATAACATGACCAATATCTTGGTGTAGTTTTATCATTAGCTGTATCACAATTATGTCTTGCACGAAAAGATTTACGTCTTGCTGGATCGTCTCTTTTAATTTCCATTTTAGGATCACCAAATCTAACTATAACCACATTACCAGAACTGTTTTTAACATATACAGCAAATTTCTTTGGTCCACTAGGTGTTCGAAAAGGGTTATTTAAAGTCACAGTCTTGCCTTGATATTCTGCTTCCTCTAATACTTCAGGTTCGTATGATCTAGTTTCACAAACTAAATCTATAATATCTTCTTTTAAATCTTTAAATTTTTTAACCATAATTATTTTGTTAATCTTGTTCTTTCAATTTTACGAACAACAGGAACAAGTTTCATAGCAAAATTATTAATATAAGATTTTGGTAATGCTGCTATACGTTTTTCTGCTCGTTCTCTTTCAGCAACTGACATATTTGCTGGTGACTTTTTAAATAATAATTTTTTAATTTTATTAATTGCAAGTCTTCTTGCTCTTTTATTTACTACGTCCATTGTTGATGCTCTTTTTAAAGCAAGACGTAATTTAGCATTTCTTTTTCCTTTTGTTCTTGCAAAACGAATACGTGATTTAATACGTTCTGGTCTTGTAAGAACTTCTTTAATTGTAGGAACATCATAAGTAGTATTTTCATCGTCAACTATTTCTAATTCTTCATCATCGTATATATCCAAATAATCGTCATCTTCAAGTGGATCTTCATTATCATACTTACGAATAATTGCATCCATTTCATAATCATCTAAACCAAAATCAAATTTAGAATCATAAGGATCGTTTGATTCTTTTATTGAAGCTATTTCTGCATCAGAAACTTCTCCATCTTTTATTATTTCTTTTAATTTTTTATAGAATGTTAAATAATGATACTTCTCAAGCATTTTGTAAATAACATTTTTAGGTAAAGCATTCTTCTTGCCATACTCACGTATTTCATCTGGTGTTAAGTCAGCATCAAAAACTTCTTTACGATCTTTCATAGTTTGGTCGCCAGCATCTACTAATGCTTTAATACCTGACATAATTTCACCAATCTTCTTCGAAACGATTCCTTTTAAGTTTTCAACATTGTCTGGATCTAAACGTTTTAAATCTTGATAATCAACTATGTCTCTTTCTAATTCACCTTTAACAACATCTAATCTTTTTACTTTGTCTTCGAAATCTTTTGCGTATTTCTCAGGATTGAATTTAAATTCTACTGGTTTTTTAATAAATTCGTTTTTTACAATATCAAAAATACCATCACTTAAATTATCATTTCTTTCTTTTAATTTTGGATCTGTTAATACAAAGTAATTAATAGGATGATTAGTTCCTGGAACTGTTTTACCATTTATATCTTTTAATGATTTAGCAATTTCTAATCTCTTTTCATCTCTTTGACTTTCTGGAACATCAAAAAGAACATTAACATCTAAATCAGCATCATCTCTATATTGTTTAGTAAGTATTGAACCAATTAAACTAAATTTTATAACTGGTGCTTTCTTTTTAAATTCTTCTATTTGATCTAATATGATTTTTCTTACTGACTCTTTTAATTTTGGTTCTTCTGTATTAGCATTATCAAAAATTACCTTAGCATAAGTCTTTTGTGGTATATCGATAACAGATTCGCTTTTACCATACTTACGCATTGCTTCTGCTTTTGTCATTTTATACTTATTATAAAAATCATCAGCTGACAAATCTTGTAAGTCAATTGCCATATTTTTAAACATTCCTTCATCAACTGTTCCTTGAGTATTTTGAGAATCAGAAACTTTTAAATTCTGTACATCTAATAATCTTTTGAAATCTTTGTATGATAGAATTCCTCTAGCGAAATTATCTTTTTTATTTTTATCTACTGGTATCATTTAATTTTTCGAGTTGTTAAAATGTTTTTTTATATTTTCTGTTGTAGACGAAGAATTTCTAAAAGTAATAAAAGATCCTTTTTCTACAACAGAAGAAATATCACATTTTTTATTTTCTACTAAACAATAATCTCTTAATGTACGATACTCTCCAAGGAGTAATCCTACATAAAATAAACTAACAAATGCTGTTGTAAAAAACAGTATTTTTAATTGTATTCCGATTTTGTTTAATATTATTTTCATATTTTTTATTTAATTTTTTATTATAATATATGTCATAACAAGAATAATAATTACGCATATTGCCTTTATTAAAAGCATTTCCATAACTTATTCCTTTTGTTAGAAATTAGTTATAATGTATTATAATATAAAGTCTTTAATTATCTTGCTAATGGATTTTGATTCGCTTGTCTTAATTCACGAATCTGTACTTTAAGTAGATCTACTTCTTTTTGTAGAACAGCAAATTCTTTTCTCATCTCGCTTGCTTTTGCTGGATCGATGCTATCAATCTTACTCATGATTTCACCATACTTGATAAATCCACCACCGATTGTACCAATAATTGCTACTGTAGCGATTATCTCTTTTAAATTACCTTTTATTTTATCTATCATTGTTTATTTCCTTTTTAGTTGTTCAAGTTGAATAATTATATCATTCATCTCATCTTGAATTTCTTGCATTGCTGCTTGTTGTTTTCCAATTGGATCATTATTTGTATATGCTGCTAACGTCACATTTGCATAAACTGGCTTTTGTGCTATATCAGCTTGTAAATAAAAATCTGGATTTGGTACTCCATTGTAATATTTAGGTTCGTAAAAAGAACGATTCTCATAAGTTCCTAAATTTGGAGAGCCTGCTTTAATTCCATCAAGTTTAATTTCTTGTATTGCTTTTGTTTTATCACCTATACTTTTTAATTCTCTTTCAACTTTGTCAACTGCAGCTTTTACATTTACGCTGATTTTTTCATCTTTTGAAGTAGCATTGCTGGTATTAACAGACCCTGACGCAGTAGTGCTTCCCTTTTCATTCGATACATTTTCAGATGATGACGTCTTTGACGACGATCCTTCTGTTTTCGTATCTTCGCTTGGAGTAGATTTAGCTGTAGAAGTTTCTGTTTTTTCAGTTGTCGTGCTTGACGTTTTTGTAGTTGCTTCTGAGTTTGAACTGACATTTGATGATTCCTTTGTTGTAGGTTTATCGTCACTTGTTGTATTCATTGTTGAAGATGATGTAGTTGAAGTTGGTTCTGAGCTTCCAAACAGAGTTGGGTTTGCTTCTTTCATATCAGCCACAGCTTGTGTGTTTATTTCTTTTGTCATTTCTTTATAATCTAAATCACTCATACCAATATCTGCTTCAGTTAGTCCCACTTTAGCAAATTCTTCTTTAAATATTTGTTTAATTTCTTCTTCACTAATTAATTCTATGGGTTCAGCACCTTTTGCTGGAGTTAAAAATGCAGGTAATTCAAAAACTGGTGGTATATAACAAGTACCTAATGATTCACAAGTTTGTATTGTAGTTATATTTTCAAACGTAGTAATAAGTGAAGAAGTAAGCCCTGTATATGTTATACTTAAATTAGGCTGAGTCACATCAACACCTGTCCAAACTCCCCCTTGTGAAGATGAAAAATCAAATCTCATATTAGATGTAAATCCTGATGCACTGTTCGTTCCAATAATAATATTATCTAAACTTTTTATTCCAGGATTACCATCATTGATAGATCTATTTCCTTGTAATATTCTATTTTGTGTAATTTTTTCACCAGTATCATTATTAATTACTGAATGAGAAAAATTAAGATAAGTATTCCAATTCCAAAAATGATGAGTGTATGCTGATGCTGATTGCGTAAATCCATAATTTTGTTCTATTTTAGAAATACCTACTGATAATAAATCTTTATTATTTTCAGCATAAGATGAAGTACCCTTACCTGTTAAATAACCACAACCTAAATCACTAGTTGATCCTGATATTTGTGTACCAGTCCATCCACCATTACAGAAATTAGTTCCTTGAAATACGTTTCCAGTATTTTGATTAACAGTTAGTGTATTAGTTGTAGTATCAACTTGATTTGTAATATATGTTGTAATATCTCCATAGTTTGGAGAATTTGGAACAGGAATTGTTTGGGTTGGTGTTTTATTAGTTATCACAGTTGTGGTTGTATTACCATTTACTGTCACAGTAGTCGTAGACGTTTGTGAGTATGCTGTAGTAATAAAAAGACATGACAATAACGATACTAAGAATAAAGATATCCTTAGTTTTTTGTAATTAGTTTTTAATAATTTACTTTTCATCTTCGTTTAAATGTTCTTTTATTCTATCATACCAATATATACCACTATCTCTTAAACCATCGTTGGCACTTCTTAAAGCTTCCATACGTCGTTTAAAATAAGTTAATTGTCCACGTTTAAGTATATCAAGATCTTCCACATAATTAATTAAATGGTCTATATCAGGACAAGTAAAGTCTGGTATCTTAGGTGCTTTCTTTTTTAATTTTTCTAAAGCTGAAAGTCTTTGCCTTTTTCTTTTTCTAGGCATAGCTTACTTCTTCTTAAAAAATGTTAAATAAACACCCCAACAAATAATAATAATAACAATAAGTATCGCCATGAGAATTCTCCTTTTGTTGAATTATCATCGTTATCGCTCGTACTTGCATTATTATCAGCAATGTTGGAAACTACTTTTTTTCAGTAGTTCCTCCATTTAACTTTTTAAGTTCTTCTTCTTTACGTGCATTTTCAATTACAACAAGCTTATCAACATACTGATTATAGTCTGGTCTTAACTTGTCATATTTTAACCATGCTGCATTTGCTTCAGCACCAATCTTTCCTTCAAATGGACAAGGAGTTCCAGATTGTTCCATCGCAAAAAATACTCTAGGATCTTGACATAGTATAGAAACTGCTGCCACTTTCATTCCTAAATCATTTAATACTTTAGAAAGTTTAATTCTTTCACAATTTAAATCTGATGAATAAGATCCACCAGTGACACCTAAACCAAATGTAGATACACCAGCAGAATAACCAACTAAACATAAATCTTGTGAATAAGCTGACATACTTGGAGCAGTTGCAGATGCAGTCACTCTTGTATCACCACTATATGCATTCGTTGTATTTGAAGTTGTTGATGTGGTGTTGCTTGATGAACCTGATTGAAATGTCGATGTACTGTTTGAAGTATAACCACCAGTGATAGCAGTATTACTTCCTGTTGTATTATTTTGTGTTTGTGCCAGAGACACTCGATTCAAGGCAAATAAGCCGATAACAAAACATAATGTAAACACAGCTAAATTGTGTTTCATTTTTTGTTTCCTTTTTTTATAATGCTTTAATTACTTCTTCCCAATTGGAATAATAATTTTTTATATCATTTTTTAAATTTACTTCAATTTTTGATCGAAGATCAATCACATCATTACCAAAATAACTATAATATTCATCGTGTAGCTTTTCTAGAGAATCATATAATTTAGCAAGTCTTTTATTTCCCATTAATGTAGCAATATATGCTCTTGCTTTAAAATGATCGTTATAATGTGTGTACTTTTTTATTTGTTCAATAAATGGTTTTGGTAGTTCTTGCTTTTGTTCTGTTAAAAAGTCTTTAAGAGTTTTCATTATCTTTTTCCTCTGCTTGTATAAATCCTTTTTTACGATAGTCTTGCCACTTACTTACAGGAATTCTTACTACTCTCTCTTGTCCTGCTTTCATTAAATTATTTGGTCGTGCAACTAACATAGTTTTTTTCTGTTCTTTAATTCTTCTTATTAAATTTAAAACATTTTCTAATTTAGTTGATTCAGGTACACAATTTGGAACTTCTTTTCCATCTTTCTTTTTCATTCCAACTTGTTTATAACCTACCCAACATGGATCATTTTTATCTTTTTCTTTTAATTCTTTTTCTTCTTCATCTTTTTCATTTTCTTTTGATTCAATATCTAAAGTTTTAGGATATCCTTCTTCTCCTGGACGTTTTGGTCTTAATCCTTTTTCACGTCTTGCGTGTATGTTTGCCCAAAGACCTGCACCTGCTTCTTTTAAATTTTCTAGTTCTTCACCAAACTTCATAAACGATGGCATAATCGCTGGTGTAATTGGATCATTTTGTATATCTATAGAACCCAATGTTCCCAGTACATCTACAGCTTCTTTACTTTGTAATCCTTGTAATCTTAATCTAGCTGTTGCTATATCAGATTTAATAATTGCCATTTGCGTTTTAGCATCCTCATCAGCAGGATTAATTTTACCTAATTTTGCTAAAAGAGCTGACACTCTGTCTTTTAATTTTGTAATTCTTTCTTGTTTATCACCAGTTGCTTCTTGCATTGCTTGTGGTAATAATTTTTTATCATACTTGACATCTAACATATCTGCTGTTTTTAACATTTGATTTACTACATCAGATAATTCAGGTGTAATTCTTTTTGTTCTTAATTTTCTTAATCCTAGATTAATTAATTGTTCAGGGCTAGACATTTTTTCAGGATTATCTATTCCTAAAGCACCAGCTATAATTCTTGCTATTTTAATTTTATCAGCTGATGTGAAGTTAAATGGATTATCAGATGCCTCAGTAATTGATGTTTCTTTAAATGTACCTTTTGGAAGTTTTAAAACTAAATCCGCAACTATACCTGACACTGCATGATCTATATTATTTAAAGCATCTATTCCTTTCATTAAAGGAACTTGAAATATATCTTTATTTTGTTTATAAAATTTTAGTGATTCATCAATTGATTTGAGTGCATTAATAATTGCTACTGAATCTGTTTCAGATGAAATTACTGATTCAATAATTGGTTTTAGTTCAGGAACAATTTCAAAATTAGAAGTTGTAAATCCTTTATAAGAAATTTGATGTTCGTCTTTAGCTTCATTTTTATAATTCATATCTGTAATAACTTCCTTTACTGAATCAAGCCATTTCTTGCTTAACTCTCCATTTTCGTTTATAACTGTTATATAGTTTGTTCCTCTGTCCATAATTTCGTACACTCCTTTATCGTCTTTAACTGTTGTTCCTACTTTAAATATTTCACCTTTAAAATATTTTTCTCTTAATTCGTTTTGATTATTTGAAATATTAATTTCAAAAGATTCTGTTCTCAAACCCAGTCCCTTACGAACATCATTATACATTTTTTTAGTATCAATGTCTGTAAGTTTTTTAGTGACACCTTTTTCAAAAGATTTATAATCTCCTTTAGATGCTGCACTTCTCATTTTACTTGCTGACATACCATCAGCATCATCACTATCAGGGTCTCTTTCTCCTGCTGAATGAATTTCTATTTTACTAAAGTTATACTCTCTTTCATTATACTTGTTTAAAAGAGATTCAAATTCTTTTGTTCTATCACTACCAACAACTAAATGAATTTCTTTAATTCCTTCTTTCTCAAAACTTTGTAATAATTGTATAATGTTTCCTTTCGCAGCATAGATATGAGCATTACGAAAAGATTTTTCCATATACTTAATTTTATCTTTTTGAGATAATGGATTACTCTTTTTGTCTTGAGTAGCTGTTGTGTAAATACGATATGGGATTGATGTTTTCTTTGAAAGTGCTTCAACTTTTGAGATCAAAAGTTCGTGCCCAACTGTTGGTGGGTTAAAGCGACCGAATGCAAATATAAGAGATTTGTTCGGTAATTCCGATAATAGTTGTTTTATTGTCTTCATGTTTCAAGTTATCCATCCGTATTATATGCTATATTTAGTAGTTTTAATGTTTATCTTTGCCAACCTTTTAATATATCTGGCGAAAAATTAGCACGTGAAAACTCAAGTCTATCAACGATTTTTATAGCATTTCCTACTTTATCAATAGCTACAAACCCCTCTACTCCTGTTGGAACAAACCCTTTATCTGTTCTTAAGAAAGTACCTATTTCTGATGCTTCATTCATCTTAGCTATAATAATCTTTTTAGCATCGGCAATAGCATTTGTAAGATCAAATACTCCTATAATGTCTTCTTGTTTATGAGCTGAAAAGTACTTTAAAACTTTTTCTCTTTCAGCCTTGTATCTATCTTTTGCTTTATCTGTTTTCTTACTATCTATTTCTGCTTGATAACGATCGTGTATAAAATGAAATAAACCAGCAACATGTGCTTTTACGTTTGTTATTTTTTCACCCTCTTTAATTTTAGAATTATTATATATTTTAATTAGTTCAAGTAATTCTTTATCAGCTTGAATATCTGTTATAACTTTATTATTGATTTTAGAAAAAAGTTTCTCTACTCTCTCAAGCAATGCATCTAAATTTGATAATTCAGCTTTAGTAAATGTAGCAGATCCTGATACATCTTTATAAGTTGCATCATCCACCCATATAGTTGATGACTTTTTAAATCTATCTACAATTGATTGTCCAAACTCAGCTGTAAGCTTACCTAAAGATCCTTTATAAGTTGTATGAAATACTACACCTATATTTGCCTTTGATATAGTATTTGCTAATACTGTATTTGCAGGTATCGCATATACGATTGTATTTGGATGAAATGTAATATAACTTTCTCCCTCAATAGAAGTTTTCTTAAGAGTGTCTTTTGTGAACATTATATCACCTTGATAAATGCCTGACTTAACTACTTTAGAAAATTCTTCAAATGCTGTAATGAGTTTATTACTTAAATCTTTATTCTCTTCACCTTGTTGTATTTCTTTTACAGATTTATATACTTTTGGTGTTGCATTAAAAATAGACTTAGTTGATACGAAAAACTTTTTATCTTTAGGATCTATCCCTACGAAAATAGCAGGAGCACCATCCCATTTAACTGTGGTCTTTAATTTACTTGTAGATTTACCTTGAAGCATTTTTCTTAAATCATAAAGAAAGTTGATTGCTTTTTTTGTACCTGCTAATCCTTCATTAAAGACTAAGTCTTCTAAATGCTCCATATGAGCATTAACTGATTCTACAAGGTATTCATTAAATTGTTTCATGCTTTTTTTAATAGTATTCTTAAAAATCTTGGTGTGAGTGCACCCTCTGTTGTTCCTCTAAATTGAAATTGAACTTTATATTTGTCATCATTTATTTGTGCTAAAAATGAAATTGCTGCATATTTTCTTTGTCCAGTTTCAGGATATCTATATTCTGGTGTTGACAATATAATTATTTTATGATTATCGCCTTTAATAACATCAATGTCATTATTTCCAGGAGATACTTTATTAACGATTACAACATCTCTTCCGAGAGCTTGATTAATAACATCAATTAAATTTCTTTTTACATTTGTAAAATCTTTTGGTGTTGCAACTTTAGCTGCATATTTTGCACCAAATCCAGCCATACCAACTCCAGATAATCCAAAATAAGCATATGCCTTAGGTTTGTTAGTTTCATTATCAAAATATGATACTGTAGTCCCATTATAGATATAATAAGAATCAGTAAATTTAAGAGAACAAAATATTTTTTTATCCGAACCAGTAGTAATATTAATATCGCTTACAGTTTCTCCTTCGTTATTATTAATAGTTATTTTGTTGTTTGACCAAGATGATGTTCGTTTTGAATTTTGTTTACCAACACTTTCTGCTAAAAATAAAGAAAGTTTTAACGAATTTATTTTATATTGTGCTATAAATTTTTTATTTTCAAAAATTGCTTGAATTGTATCTCCATGTTTTAATTCTTTAAAAGAAGATCCCTTAAAATAGTTATTCAAATCATTTGTCAATTCTTCTTCAAATTTTCTACCACCTGAACCTTTAGAGGTTAAAGGTTTGAATATTATACCACCTTTAAATATTGGAACTAGCCCATTTCTATCTGAGAATAATTTGAATGTATTGAATGAACTACCAGTCTTAGCTTCTTTATAAGATTTTACAAATGATTTTGGATTGTTTTTAATTTTATCTAATTTATTTTTAAATTCGATGTAGCTAGAATTTCTTTCATTTTTCGTTGGTAAATAAATATAATAATTATTTTTATCTTGTACTATTTTAGCTGGTTTTATTTTAAAAACATTAGATAATTTGTCTTGTATTATTTCCGAAATATATTGTTCTGGTGTTGTAGCCATTAGAAATACTTTCGTTTAGTCCAAGTTTGTCCAGACAAATTCATTTTTTCAATCCATTGAATAAACAATCCTTCTTCTCTACCCATTGCTTCTATTTCCCATGGTTGATCCCAATAACTTACTTTATTTGAATTAATAGTGTCTTTTTTAAATTTAGTAATAAAATTATCTTTAGTTTCTCTCATCTCACCAGTAGCCCATTGTTTTACATGAACCAACTCGTGAGCAATTGTTTCAAGCATACTTCTCATTTTTAATTTTGAATCTATTTCTATAAGGAAGTCTTTTGGTGGTATATTTGAATCTTCGTAATAGGTAGTTTCACCATACGAATCTGTTTTTTTGTAGAGTGTTGGTTTAAACACTATACGAATATCTAATGTATTACTTAGACGAGATGAAATGAGTTTGTCAATACAAAACTCAGCTAATGATTTAGCTAGTTTTTTCTGTTCTTTTGTTCCCCCTCTAAAAGTAATATATGCCATACCATTATTTAGGTTAAAAACGAATCCAATTAATTATAGCAATTAAAGACCAAATTACATAGAAACAGTTCATTAAAATACGTGGTTTATCTGAATCTACACTTGCTGCATAGAACCAACAACTAGAAGATATAAAAGCGAGTACCCATCCCCAAACTTGAAAAGATAACACTGCACTTCCAGTGCAAAGTGCTGCAAAAATACCTGAGATAGCTGCAGTCCATCTTGCGAAAGAATCAAACTTTGTTTTCTTTAATAACTTTATTTTTTTTATTATCAGCATAATATAGTTCTGGCTTTGGTATTTCTTTTAAAGAAATAATTTTAGCATTTATATAATTTTCAATTCTATTTCTCGCATCTTCTTCAGTATCAGAATAAAACCAAGATTTTATTTTATTTTTACTCTCGTTAAGTATTATTTCAAACTCCCAAGCTTTGTTTAAACGATCTTTCATTTAAACATATCCTTAATAACTTCCCAAAGTGATAATGTTTTGTAATTGTCAACTTCTTCGTTTCCTTGACTTTGTCCTGATGGATTTATTGATTCTATTTCAGCTAACCAATTAGAATCGAACGAATCATATTCATTATATTGTTTATTCATAATTTCATCTATTGCCCCATAATTCTAATGCTTTTGTCATTGTAATTTTATTCCATTTATTATTTAAATATTGTTCAAATAGAACAGCAACAGTCATACATTTTATATCACTGTTTTCACAATTTAATCCATGGGGAATTGCAACATTTACAATTGATGGTCTTCTTATAAGTTCTGAACAAATAAGTTCACAATCATTATCGTGATATTTTAATGTGATTTTATCTTGATCTGTCTCTTGATCCATCTCATAATCTCTATCATCAATCCATTCATATACAGGTATAGCCATTCCGTTTTTAAATTTAAACCATTCCATATAAGCATTAGAATCACCATAACTAAAATTCATTTTAACTGAACCACTTGGTGATGCTGAATCAATATGAATACCTAGTTTTCCTCCAGCTGGAGTGACGAATAACTCTATTTGAGCGATTTGGAATATATCAGTTTCAAAAGATTTAAGATTAGGTGATGCATAATTTTTATCTAAAATATGTTTTCCTGTAGGAAATTTTTTAATTATTTCCATATTTTGTAGTGGATCAAATTGTTCTTTTAAATGAAAAAAAAAATTAGAATCGTATTGTTTATTCATATATTTCAAAGTGATGATTAATTTCTTCTATTGTTTTATTTTTTCTGCTATACTGTTTTTTATTCTTTACAATCTTTTGTTTAAACTTGGGTGTTCTTAAAGACTTAGCTACTGGATTTCTTTTCATGTTTAAATACCCAATCTATAAAGTGTCCCATTCTTTCAAATATATATCCTATGAATATTGTAAATATCATAAGAGAGAATAATGTTGCTATAACTATCCAGAATAAAATATTAACAAATCCCCAAAGGATTGTTCTAATCAACGATGTAATCATTTAAAACCTCTTTCATGTTTGATATTGGCATTCCCCAATCTTTTGGTAAAGCTGGTGGATTAGTTCCATATGGATATAGAGTGACAGAAATTGCTTTTCTTGGCTCACTATATGTTCGTACACTATGTGGTTGACCACTCACTATACAAGTTGGTGTTCTTACAGTAGTTCTTTCAACTTCTTCAACTTCATTTTCTTCAAAAGTATAACTGTAGTCATCATAACGTCCATCGTTTTGTTCTCCGTCAGTTGCTCTTGGTATCCAAGATGGTTTTGGTTTAAACCAAAGATTATGATGGTCTCCTTTACTATAAGCCCAATTTAATTTACATTTTTCTGAGAACTCAACAGCATCAACATGTATTTCCATTTTATAATTTGCTGGAAATGAAAACACTTCAGCATCCCAATAGAGTAATTTATGTTTTTTAAAAAACTCAACAGCTTCTGGATTAAAATATTGATTTGGTACTTGTATAAAACAAGGTGGTAGATTGTGAAACCACGTCATACCTTTTTCACTTAAAGGGTCTTTAAAAGGAAGTTTTAAATGAAAATAATTATTAGCCATTAAATATTTCCTTGTTTGTCATATCCTTTTCCCAAAAGTATAATTTAATAGTCTTATTAATTTTTGAAATACCTCTTAATACTTTTTTATTATCTTCAGTATGCTCGATTGCACCAATTGAGTTAATCGCATCATTCTTAAACTTTACTACATTGTTCACAGTTCTTGGTACATTTAATAAAGATAATGAAATTACTCTTCCAGGAAAATATTTATTTAACCAATTCATCGTTATTTCCCATGTACGTTGGTCTTTTTTCCTTGCTGAAATTACATGAAACTTATCTTCAGTTGGTTTATATAATGGTTCAGCAGAATTATACCAATCGTATAAAAATTCTTTTCTTGCTCTTCTTTCATCCCCATTCATATGTCCCCATTTTTTTATATTTGGTGGTGGGTTTAGTGCAAGAACACCATCCATATCATAAGATACTATCATAATAAAATTAAATCTATATTTGTTTCATTTTGAATAATTGATTTTTGTTTTTCCCAAATCAATTTACGTTTTTCATCTGATAAAGATGTAAATTTAGTTAAGTCCTCTGCAGTTTCTACAGGATATGTCCAATTTAAACCATTATTTCCAGATGGTGCACAAACTGGAATACCAGCATAAAGTGCATGAAAAGCACGACCAGTTCTCCATCCAGATGTTTTATGCTTACTATCATAAACAGTTAAACATCCTTTATAATTTCTATAAAATTTTCTTCGATCTTTTTGTTGTGGATTTTCAATAACGTTTATATTAAAATCAGTCCACTCTTTTGGTTTTCCTGATATCTCAATATTCGGTGATTTTAAAAATTCTTTGAAGTATTTTGTTCTTCCATTTGGTCTTCCGATATAAACAGTTTTATCTATATTACCATTTGAAAAAGATTCAAATGACATTCCATTCGCCATTGGTAAATCTACAACTCTTACACCTATTGGGCATTTAAGAATTGTTGAAACTTCTGCAGAGTTGGTTGCGTTTGCTGCGACTACCCATCTATCCCATTTTTCATTTGGTAATAACTCCCAAAGAAATGGTAAATCAGGATCGTCGTTAATGAATATTATTTTACCAGAATGTGACTTAATCAGTTCAACTGTTTTGTCCCAATCTTTTTTATAGAATTGTAAATTTGTTCCACCAAATTCTAATATAAGTATATCACAATTTGTGTATGTATCAACAGATGTAAATCCATCTGCTGCTGTTGCTTCTGTTGGTGTTGAAAAAGGAATTATTGAATAACCAGATGCGAATAAGTTCTTAAAGAGTGCAATTCTTTTTTCTACCCATGCGCCACGAACACCAGATTCTTTATTTGTTAATCCTATCTTACCAGATACTCTCCGATAACCAAGTTTTAATCCCTTGTTTGAAGAATTAGCAGTATAATACCAATCTAGTGCTCGTTCCTCTCCTAAAAATTCATGGAGAGACATGGTTAAAAAAATGCTTCAAGTGAAGATTTATTTGCTTCAGGATGGTATTTGTATAATGTTTCTTTACCTAATTTAGATGTTAGATAATCATACCATTCTTGATCTTTCCACATATTTTCTGAAACTCCATTCCAAAGTTCTCTTTGTAATGGATGGTTTTTATTTCTACGTCTGTCCTCGACGTAATTTTTTCTTGTTAATTCATAATTCCAAGAGCCAAGTTCTAGCATCTTTTCTCTGAAATAACATACGAAAGAAATACGTTCTGCTTCAGGATCTTCAACAATCATTTCAGTATTTCCATGAATACCCTCGTGATTATTAATTAATAATAAATCTCCTGGACGTATATTTACAGCAACTCTGTATTCTGGCAGTACTAGATAACCTCCTTTGTACTTACCATTGTTTGATACTACTGTAAGATTACTGAATCCTTCATTTAAATCACCAGCATCTCTATGTGCTGCTGTTCTAAAAGTTTTATTTACAGTCGCTGTAGTAAATACAGTTCCTGGAATAATAAACTTTGGATCCATTTTATCACATGCTTCTTTTTGTTTCGCAAAACGTTCAGGCAGTAATTGTTTAAAACCATCTGAAAGTTTTTGTAAGAATGGGAATCCCATAGCAAATTTCTCAGGATTCTTTTCAGTGAAAGATGTTGCTCTTCCATAAGGAATACGAGGATATCTATCAAAATATCCAGCAATACCAGACCACACTGCTTGTGCGTATGAAGTTGTTGAAGTCAATTTAGTTTTCACTCGTATTGCTTCTTTAACTATCTCATCACGAGGTAATGATTTTATTTCATTTAACCACTCTTCAAAGATAAATCCTTCATCAGTGACTTTATTCTTAAGCCATACAGATCCTCTAGATCCTGCTGCTGTTTTATCTTTGTTTTTATATTTTTCTGTGATTGTTGTTATAGGATTAGAACCATCAAGTGTAGTTTCATACTTAGATAATGCTTCAAGCATTTCTTCTTGATATTCCGTCACCCAGTCACGACCACCAAGTTTTGAACCTTTTGGTCCTGCTGCTATGCCACGATTTTGTGTTTCGACTGCTGCTTCTCGAAGACCTTTATATGCTAAGTCTTGTTGCTCTTTCGTAAACCAATTTTTTCTAAATTTAAACAGAATGTTTTTCTCGCTGTTTATCCCATCAACAGATGGAGCATAGAAATCACAATCATATTCCACCAAAGTGTCATAGTGTGAATGATCTACAAAAGTCGCAAGCAAATGTTCACAATCAATCTTAGTTGCTGCGGTTATCACTTTTGTTGTCATCTTTTTTCCTTTATGTTATTCATCGAATTTAAACGATGATGTTGTTTCTGCCTTTATTCTTTCACCTATACTTCCTTTATCAAATACAGGTGTAGAATCTCCTGCGTCAGCTAGTGCCATATGTCTTTTCATATGTTCTGTTTCAAGATTATAGACTTTCATCTTGTTTCTTTCAACACCAACGACAAATCTTTTATAATAATTAGGATCGTTATAACGATTCTTTAATTGTTTTACACTTGCTATTCCTTCTTTAATCATATCTTCAGTAGCAATAATCGCAAACATAAAGTCAGCTGTTGCTGGAAGACCGAATGATTCAGAAGTATCTTCTAATCCTAAATCAGAAGAAGTAAATCCTTGTCTTGTTGTTTGAGTAGCAGTCATTATAGGTAAATCATATTGTACTGCTAGTCCTCTTAATTCCTCTGCTATGCTCTTAATAACAGTGTAAGAATTATTATTTCCACCATATTTTAATCTAGCAGAAACACATAGATTTAAATAATCCACGTAAATAACATCTGGTTTAAAATCTTTTTTCATTTTTAGTTCATCAAGTAATGATCTAAAATGACCAACATGGGCTGTTGCTGTAGGAAACTCTTTTATAACAAGTTTTCCTTTAGTTTTTTCTTTTACTCTATCAACACGTAAAGTAAAATCTATTTTCTCTAGGATTTTTAACTCATCCATAGTGACATTTAATAAGTTTGCATCAATACGTTCAGCAATCTTTTCTTCAGACATCTCTAGAGTTATATAGAGTACATTAAGATTATTCATTAAATTTGCTGATGCAAAATGACATAAGAATAAAGATTTACCAACTCCTGTTCCTGCTAAGGCAACATTCAAAGTTTTATTACTTACACCACCACGTGTAATAGTATTAAACAAATCTATATCAAATGGTATTTTTTCTTCTGTACGTTTATAGAAATCAAAACGATCGTCTGCATTTTCAAGATAATCATGACCAACTGATTTGTCAAAAGAAACTGAAAGTGCATCAGATAATAAAGAAGGAATACTATCTTGTTTTCTTACTTTATCACGACCATCTATAATTTTAATACTATCCATAATAGAATTATAGACAGCTTTATCTTTACAGAATTTTTCAGTTGCGTCAACTAACCACTTAGAATTTATATCTTCTTTATTCTTTAATTCTTTCGTATAAGCTTGTGCTTGTTGATAATCAGTTTCAAATAAAGTTTTATCATTACCAAGTTCAATATCAATAACTTCAACTGTAGCTGGTTTATTAAATTTAATAAAAAACTTTAGTATTTGACTAGCAATTGCTCTTTCAATTTTATCTTGAAAATATTCTTCACGTAAATGTGGTACAACTTTACGAGCATAATCCTCGTCATGAAGTAAATTTTTAAGTATTGTTGTTTCTATTCTCATCAGTTTTAGTTTTTTTTGTATATGCTTCCATTTCTTCGCTACCACCTCTAAACAAAATAGTTTTATTTCTAGCTTGTTCTTCTATACAAGCCATAAGAAAGTCTCCTAGATGTCTTTCAAGTAATTGCTTACTTTCTGGTATCTCTACATTAAATGGATGTAATGATTTTTCTACATTAGCATCATACTCGTAGAATAATTTAATATTACCATCTGTTTGATTTTCAAATGATACTTTACCAAATGATGCAACTACGTTTTCAAGTATTCCATTTTTAAATCTAATTTCATTAGATCCATACTTACCTTTATTTTCTAAAGTTTCATATGGTGGTACTTTTACTGGTTGTGATTTAAGATACTCATCCCTTGCTGCTTCATATAATTCTTTAGATTGATATGAGTCAGGATTAATAAAAGGAAATAAATTTTCCCTTGTAGCAGGTATTTCCGTATTATTCGGATTTTGTTTTTGTTTTTCGTCCACCATCTTTTTTATCTTCTGGTTGTATTTCACTTACTTTATCTGATAGTTCGATAGTAGATCCATATTTGAATGCTTTTTGAGTATATTCATTTATTCTATCTAATATTTCTTTTGTAAAATATTTTTCAGGATCTTCTTTAATAGCTTTACCAAATACTTTGGTTCCACCAATATCAATTCTACCACCCTCATCTTTCCATATACCAGCATCAACTGCAACGTCAATTAATCCATAGTATCTGTCAAGACCTTTTTCATACGAAAGTTTTATTTCAGCTTTTAAAAACTCTCTTGTAAATCTAGATTTTTGTAAAGTCGCTTTTACAATATTACCAACTACATTTTTTTCACTGTCTCTGTCTTTTGTTTTAGATAGATACACAATTGTGGATGCAGCATATTTTAATCCAGAACCACCACCCATTTCTTTAGTTGGTACATAAGCCCCAATTACATCATATGTATGGTTTGTGACAATCATAGGAACTTGTATTTTAGATAATCTTAAAGCGAGTACTCTAAAAGCACCACGAATTAATTGTGCTCTTGTCATATCACGTGTATCGTTTCCTTCAATAATATCTTTTACTTCTTTTTCAGTTGAAAGATTACCAAGAGAATCTAATACAATCAAAATAGGATGTCTTGCGTTTAATGGAACTTTATCGATATTATCACAAATCTTTGTAGCTTGATTTCTAAATTCTTGTACTGTTGATACAGGTATTAATACAAATCTCTTAGGATCTATACCTCTTTCAGCAAGCATATCTTTAGTAATAGCACCCTCTGTTTCAAAGTATATAATGCCTGCTTGTTTTCCTAATTCTTGAAATGTTTTACAAATTCCTAGTGTAAAAAATGTTTTTCCACTTGATGGTTCTCCTGCTAATGCAGTAATTTTGTTTGCTGGCAATCCATCATAGATATTACCAGATAATAAAGCATTGAATATATAAGATCCAGTATCTACAAATGATGTAGAATCTCCGACTAAATCACCATCAGCTGTACCAGCATATTCGTTATTAATATCTTTTATTACGTCTTTTAAAAAATCAGGCATTTGTATATTTCTCCCTTTTATTGATTGTATCTTGTAATTCAACAATGTCTTCTTCTATTTTT